AACTTCCCCGCCCCCGTGACATCCAAAGCTACGGTTGGGCTGCCATTATTTATGCCTAACCTATTATTAACCGTATCAGCGGTGAGGACATTGGTTAAACTATATTGATTCGATATTTTTGTCATAACTATTTATTTTCTATATTATTTACTAGCAAACCAACTATAATTCCAGTTACCACCTGCACTATTTGTTGCTGTTAATTTTCCTCCACTTGAACCAAATGATACAAAATTAGATGTTCCACCTAAGTAAGATATAGAAGGAAAGTTGTTATCAGAATAATAGAAACTAATAATATAAACGGCAGATGCTGTACTAGTTCCTGCTGCAGTATTTCTACTTGCTAAAAAGATTAAAGTTAATCCGCCATCTAAAGCATCAATTGAAATGTCTAATCCAACGGCACCAGTACCAGAGCCAGCAATCGAGCCAACCGAAGCCCCCGCAACTCCTCCGCCGTTACTTCCTGAACCAGCTACTGTTAATTTAGTATTAGAACCTAATACGGATTTTACAGATGTTGTACCAATTGCAACTTGGCCGCCACCTTGATTTAAGATTAAATTACCAGTAGTAGATTCTCCAGACTTATAAGCATTTATGGTCGCAAATGTATCTCCAGTTCCAGAACCAAATCCAAACCTTAAAGAGCTACCTGTATTTGTGTCATTATAATCTCTATTATTAAATCTAGCTAATCTACCTGCATTATCAGAAACAATTACAAATCCAATTGATGTAGTAGCTCCATTATCAACATATAATCTAGGTGCACTATATCCTCCTGAAGTTGCGTTTATGTAAACAGTTCCTGAAGAATTAATAGTCATCCTATTTCCTCCTCCAACTTGTTGCACGCTAAATGAACCACTTAAAGGATATCCTATAGATGTTTCAGTTGTACTATTATATATAAAACCGGTTGCTGTTGTTGAACCATTATTAAAAGAAATTTTACTACTTGTTGCGGCTCCTAATACTAAATTTGATCTATTTGCATCAGTATTAATTGCACCAGTAGAACTTGTAGTATTTATTAATACGTTATTGGAGGCATCAGTTATTATACTACTATTCCCAATCGTCCCTGTCGCAGTAAACTTAGGCACATAGTTTGCCGTACCGCTTCCCGAGATACCTGTCACCGAAGAGTTGTACCTAATGGCCTGCACCTGATCCCCAACCACCGAAGCAACTGTTAACACAAATGTTGTGCCGTTCGTCGCTGTCACCTCAGAAGACGTTAGCTTCGTTCCGTTCACATACACATCTAACAAGCCAACTGTGTAGCCTCCACTAACCGTGAAAGTAGTCTGAGCGGCCGTTGCTGTGTAGTCAATCACATCTCTTGATGTCGGAAGGACAGCAATCGCAGAAGTGTAGTTAATAATGTCAACAATGTCGCCCACAAGTAAAGGCACACCTAGCACGACTGTCGTGCCGTTCGTCGCTGTAAAGTCAGCAGGTGCATACTTAGCACCGTTGACATATACGTCAACTAAGCCTACCGTGTAGCCACCTGTAATGGTGAATGTTGTCTGCCCTGCAGTAGCTGTAAATGTATTCTCATTTCTAGCTGATGGGTTGACACTATACTGCGGAATATTTAATGTGTTAGAACTAAATGTTGCCGGGCCACTCGTACCTGTCGTAGTCAAAGTAATCTGACCTTGGTAGGTAGGAATGTTAAATATACCTGTTGCGTTGTCGTACGTCGCTGCACCACTCGTGCCTGTGTTCGTTAAACTGATAGCTAGTCTAGCACGTGAGTTGGTGAAGTAAAGATTTGTTCCCTCAGGAACAACTGATGTATTTAATGTTTGGAAGGTCTTATCTCCTCTCCAATACTGAGCAGTTGTGCCTGCTGTAATGGCAGGTTCTTTGCTGTTAAATGTTGACCAATCTGTAGATGTTAAATATCCATTTACACTAGATGTGGCTGCAGGAATTGAGATTGTATTAACACTTCTTGATAGGGGAGAGCTAAATGTCAATTGCTGCTCAGGCGTATACCCTAATACAGTTGGTATTGAGGCCGTCTGCCATAATGATGTAGCTGTGCTATAATATAAAATGTCATTATTAGATGGAGTTCTTGCTGACACATTGTGAAGCTCATCTAACTCAAATCCATTTTGAATATTAACAAAAATCTCTCCGTTATTAGACTGCTTTCTTGTTACAACTCCAATGTACACCATGTGAGCAGGTGCATAAGGCTTGTTAGCAAGTCCATATAATAATGTGCCATTTGGTCCCAACCAAACCGGATCACCAGCTGCATTAGCAGCAGATGTGTCTAGCCCATCAATTAAGCCATACGTCACACATTTGACAATATCATTTAATGCACCACCTATCTCAAGTAGACCAAATGTCTTAGATGACCCGGCTTCTGTTGTATTTGAGGAAGCAGAAACAATTATATTTGTACCATTGGCACCTGATACATAAACAGGCGTACCAATAGTTAATGCCGCACCTAACTTTACCTCATTTTTAACTTGAGTAGCATAGTTATCAATCCATTCTGTATTGTAATCTACTGCATCAATCTTAGATAAGATTTGACCTGCTGTTCCCCCTGCAGGCAAGCCTGTTCCAGCTGCTGCATAGTTAGGGATGTTTAATTCACCTGTAGCTGTGTTATACGTAGCTGCCCCACTTGTCCCTGTTGTTGTTAGAGAGATAGATGCTCTTGCACGTGTATCTGTGTAGTAAAGGTTTGTACCTTCTGTTACTAATGTTGTTGTATAATCGCCAGATTGTGCAGTAACAATACCTGTTCTACCAAATACTGACGCCACTTTATCCGTGTTGTCAATTTTGGACCATATATTATCTCCGTTAACAATCCAGTCACCAATCTCAAAGTCAATCCCAAACTGCACACCTGCTACATTTACAATGTAGAAGTACCCGTCGACACCTGTCTGAGGTTGGGTTAAGGTTGGTGTGTTTGTCGTTGCATTCCATACCCCTTGGTAATTTAATCCTCCAACAATTGAAGCAGGAAGCTGAGTCGTTGGTACTGTGCCATTTGAATCTAAACTTGCATAGCCATTAGCGATGCCTTTGTTTGCTGCATTCTCAGGAGTAAAACCTAACGCTGTTGTCACATCACCCGATGTAAGAGTAATTGCTCCTGTTCGAGTATTAAAACTAGTCACACCACCTGCAACACTAAAACTTACGTTGGCAGATAATGCTTGCGTATCTCCGTTGACAGTAATTGTTCGTGTGATTGGCACATATCCAGCTAAAGCTGCAGATGTAATAAATCCATCGGGATTGGTTGCATTGTAAGGAGTGAACCCTAACGCACCTGTTACGTCGCCTGATGTTAATGTAACTGCACCTGTACGTGTATTAAAGCTAGTAACACCCCCTTGGTATTGAGGAATATTTAATACTCCTGTGCTCGAGCTATATGTCGCAGCTCCTGACGTACCTGTTGTGGTAAGTGAGATAGCCGACCGAGAGCGAGCATCCGTGAAGTATAAGTTTGTCTGCTCGGTAACCTGAGATGTATTATAGTCACCATTAGCCGCAACAATCGCACCTGTACGCCCAAAGACGGAATCGACAGGGGAGTAGTCAGACCAAACGGTAGTAATTGTACCACCGTCTTGTTGGTTCAAAGTTAAAGTCTTACTTGATGTACCAGTTACACTAGCAGATACAATAGAGTTATTATACCCTAAGTTCCAGTTTGCCTCTTGGGTAGTTGTTGGAATAAAGTATCCTGTGTCAAGTGACAATATACCAGTTGAATTACTATATAGCAAGCCAGTTACCGTGGTAGAAATCGACTCACGGGCACGAGCGGTAGTGAAGTAAAGGTTTGTTCCCTCCGGCACTAAAGAAGTCGTGTAGTCGCCATATTCTGCAACTATATCACCCGTTCTACCAAAGACAGAGTATACTTCCGAAAGATTGGCTCCTCCAAAATAGCCAAATACTAATGGCTTATTTTTTAAAAGTGTAAATGAGACTCCTGATACAAACGAAAGCTCCATTAAGTAATACCATGATCCATCTAGAACCAATGAATCTACAGTATAGATGCAATACGCACTAGGTGCTCCAGGTATATGGATTAAGATGTTTTGGCCCACCCACTCACCTGCAATAAAATCACCAGGCTGTTGATTACCAAGCGTTAGTGCAGATACACGCAATACGCCTTCTAGGTTATTAATGTTGATGCTATCGTTTAGATAGCCAACCTTCATAAAAGTCTTCTCAGGTTGAGGCTGTGTATTATTATAAGGAATGAAGTCCCATGAGAATTGGCCAGTATCAATAATGGCTGATCTATTAAAATAAGATGCAACCGCATCAGCTGTAAAGTTCTTGGTTACATCATTATTATCAGATTGGCTGCCTATCCACCGATCAGCTCCAATAACATTAGTATCATTAGGGTACGTTGAAATCCTAGCACACATATAAGATATTTTTATTTATTATCTTACAAAAATACATATTTTTAAAGATACTTATTATCTATATTATTTGCTACCTCAAAGTTAACCCTAGCCAAATAAGCCATTTCTTCAGTTTCAAATATACCTAAATGATTTTTTTTACCATTATGATTTATTTTAGCAACATATCTTTTTTTATCTACATGCAAATATACTCCTGTATACTTTGAAGTTGTTTTTTTATTTTTTTGCATATGACAATTGTTTTCTATTGAAGAAACCCATTCTAAATTGTCAACATGATTGTTTGATTTATTGCTGTCTTTATGATTAACAAAATCTTTACCTTCTATTTTATCTAAAAAACACATGGCAACCAATCTATGCAAAAGCCATTTCTTTTTTATTCCATTTTTAAATAAAGAAACAGAATAATATCCTATTCCAACTTTTACAATTGAAATATATTTTCCTTTATAATTTCTTTTGCAAACTCCAATTCTAGTTTTATCCAACGATTTAACTTTACCGCATTTAGTTATTTCGTACAATCCTTCATACCCGACAATAGGGAACCATATTAAATCTTCCATAAAAAACAAAACCCCAACGTGTAGGACCGTCGGGGCTGTTTAGTTTTACAACTGTTTAAATCGAATATTAGGTCCTACACTAACACTCGGTTTATTACGTTGTAAATTTAAGGATAAAATTTCTAATATACAAGAAAGAAAAAACTCCACTTATAGCCATAAACCAAATAGCCCATTTAGGTATCACATTTTTTACGACCAATATTTCTTTGTTTTGCACACTTTTTCCGACTAATGATCGATACTTTTTTTCATAAACACTTTCAATCGAATCAATGTCTAATATGGCCTGAATCTTGCCACGTACAGAACGAACGACTACCTTTCCTTGTGGTATCTTGATCCGGCTATAGAAACTCGTTAAGATGCCAGAAGAATCGCATGGGTTCTCAATGGTTAGCGTGTCATGCACCGCATCATACTTTGTAATTACTTTGTAATCACGTACCGTGTCAATTCGAACAATCTCTTTTGTAACCGTTACAGTCTTTGCAGGCTTGCAAGAGAATATTAAAAAAATTGACAGGATGGCTAATAGATTTCTCATTTATGTGTAATGTATTTAGTTACTTTCCCTTCTTTGATGGCATCTAATACCTGCTTGGCTTGCTTGCCATCTGTGTTGTAAGACACGTGTATCCAATCGTAGCCAAACTCATTAATAAGCTGATCAAACTCTAAATTGTTTTTGATGAAATCAAAAATCTCCATGTTCTCTTTCCTATTGCCCTGGTCAATGTCAATTGCCTGACCTTTGGTATGCTGTGAATTCTTAGCACCACCAATAGCAGCATTTAACATCTTTGAGCGAAAGCCACTTGAGATATGAATAGGCTTATTAAAGTGAACCCTAATTGGCTCAAATATTTTCTTTGCTAGTTCAATTAGATTCTCAGTATACTCAGCATTAGGCATATTATTAATGCCATTTCTTTTAGCATACTCAGATCTCGTCACCTCCACCAGGTCTAGGTGTTCTGATAGTTTCATGTTTTGAAAATTTAGATGCGGTTGCGTTAATTAAAGAACCCGAGATAACAATGGCCATCAAATCCTGCAAACCATTATTCGATGAGTCATATATGAAAGCCCCAAAAACAACAAAAGACCCAATTATAGAAATGAGTCTCGTGTGTGAATATTCGCCTTTGGATTTTAAGAAATCACTTATCTTCGATTGGTTCATTTTTTTTATAAAATAACATGACCCATTTTGTAATCGTATATCCAATGGTCACGCCAAGTAGTACTACCTTAAACCATGATTCAAGATTAGAATATGACATAGCTAAAGCTGCTACATTGATTATACCAAGTCTGAAATCAGATTCGTTCATTTACCAAAGAGCTACAATGTTAGTAGCAGATGTATTTGTTGAAAACACTTGTCTAACTTTAACTTGTAGTGTTGTACCTGCAGGCACACCGTAGAAGATTACATCATCTCCACCGATTGTTAGAACACGCACGTTGCCTGTTCCTCCAATGTAAAGAATGCATCCTTCGGCATTTGTACCACCTGAAACACTAGGGATTAATTCCGTGTCTGATTTAGTAACAGCAGCGGCACGACCCGATTGTGTATAATTTAAAACTCCCATCTTATTTCTTCTTTTTCATTTGGTTCTTCATAGCAGCTTGTGCATTTTCTGCATAGTGCTTACGAGCAGCAGGCTTAAGCTTTTGGTTGCTTGCCTCTTTGATATCAAACGCAGTCTTTTTAGTTACCTTCTTCATATTAATTATTTATGCTACAAAGATATTACTTTTTTTCTCTTGCTTTTTGATCTTTTTTTCTTGCTTGAGCATTTCTTTGGTAGGCTTATTGCCTGAGCCTTTGCTTGCCCGGATGTTATTCCACAAAGAGTTTTCTACTCCTAATTTGTTTAGCTTTTTCATATTAAGATCCTTTTACCCATTTTTTAGATGGCGATGCAGTTTTGCTTGGTGACCACTTAACTTTATCTGCCCAATATGCAGCAGACATTTTACCTTTAGCAATATTTTTAGCATGACGAGATTTAAAAGCTTCACGTTGACCAGCTGTCTGGTTAGTCTTTACTCCTGCTTGACCAAAGCGAATTAACTTAACTTGGTCACCTTCCTTAGCTAGGACAACATGCGACTTGCCACCTGATGTTTGCCGCTTGGGCTTATTAACACCAGCTAGTCCATATCGGTCCAACATGTTCTTAATATCTGCCATTACTTTTTCTTTTTAGTTCCCCTCGCTCTTTTATCACCATCTGTGTCATTTTTATCACCCCTATTTTTAGATGGCGATTTATATGTTAAACGACCACTTGAGTGATGTGCTAAATCTTTCCCAGCATGAGGTCCAGTTTTGTCACCATATGTGCCACGTTTGCGGTTTTCCCGGTTTAACTCTATACGCTTTTTGAGTTGATCAGCACGTTTGTTATAGTCGGCCTGATATTCTAAGCGTTTTTTGCGAGCCTCCGGATGTGTCGCGTAATATTTAGCTGTCGCTTTCATTAATTAGTATCTACACTTGCACCTCTATCAATAAGAGTCTGCTTGTCAATTAATCCTTGCCCGGCTGGAGCAGCATTTGTACCTCCAGTTAAATATATACTACCATCCCAATATACTGTGTTATTATTACCATCTAAACTAACTAATAATGCTAGAATATAATTTACAGTTTCTTCTGTTAAAGCATTATCTTCAAGAAAAATAGCATTCATTTGTCTCAATTGTCCTATCTGTCCAATATTAATAGTTGTTAAATTTGTTTGATTTTGACAACGTAATTCACTTAAACATTCAGCTAAATTTGGGACACTAATACTTTGTAAATCTTGACTACCTAAAGGGATTATGATTAAATTAAAAAAACATGATGCAGTTGAAATTGTAATGTCATTTGCATCTATTGTAATCTGTAAGTTATAAAAAGAATCAAACTCGAGTGTATTATTTACTACAGGATGAATACAGTTGGTATATACTGTAGAATCTGCATAAACAATATTACCATTATTTAAAACTATATCTAACGTTGGGCTAGATATTGAGTTTTTAATATCAGCCATTGTATATGGCTGAGATAATGAGTTGATTAAAGCACTCTTTCGCTCTTGCAAATTAGTTTGAGGGGCGAATCCAACAAATCTAGTATCTAAAGGTACATTAGGCATGGTTATAGACCAATCTCTTGGTTGTTTATTTTGTCAGCGTAGAACTGTTCTTTTGGTGTATTGAACGGAAACATCTCGTTCATTTTTTGTTGGCGTTGTGCACAGCCGCAGTCTTTTCCTGCAACTGCCTCAACTACGGCCTTGATGCCGGTAACCTCGGTTACCTTAGCAACCAAATCTCCTAAGCTTTCCATGCTAGAACATTTTTTTAAGAGCCATTTTCTTAGCCGCCTTCATTACTTTAGCTGCTCTTACAATATCCGTAATGCCCATTGTTTGTGTAGGCATTGGTTTATTGATTGACGATTTTTCTTGTACTTTCTTAGCCATATTATTTTTTAATTTTCTTTACATTTCCTTTTAAGAACTTCATTGCTCCGTCCAAAGATTTCTCAGACTCATACTTAGCAGCTTTCTTAATAATCTTTTTCATTAGAATAAAGATGATGAATCAGGAAGAGGAATATCACGACCAAATAAAGGCTTCTTGCCACCAGGAGTAGCACCACTAGCTTTTCTATTCTTGTAGCCTGATTGAGCCATTGCAGAAATGCCAACAATATTAGGAGCTTGTGCAACTGCTGCTACCTTACCTAATAAACCTCCACCTACAGCAGCATTAACACCTTTCAAGCCCGACTTAACATCTTGTGCAAATGTCTTAAGGCGATTAGTCTTTGGCATAACCTTTACTTCGGTCAATGTATCTGCCATCCCTTTATTAGTCCAGCCTTTAACTGCACCTTTAACCAACTTGCCTGGTATTTCTGTTTTTTTAGTTGCCATTACATCTTGCTATTAAATGTTTTTGATAAAGGGTAGTCACGCTTGTAAGCGGCTTCCTTCTCTGCTAATCTAGCTTTGTCGTGTACAATAGTTGTACTATCAATTAACTTGCTATATCGACCAATCTTGTCCTCGTTGTGCTTGATCATTCTACCACGATTCTCTTGCATCTTTAATGTCTCGTAATCACGTGACATGCCGATGCTATTACCAATAGCATTAGAAGTTTTATTATATCTATCAGTTAGAGTTTGAGTCTCTGACTTTAATCCGCCAACAACTTTCTTTAATTCTCCAACTGTAATCTTAGGTGCTTTCTGCTTGCCCATTTTCAATAATTTTAAAATTCAAACAAAGATAGTAAATTTGTTAAAATAAAATATACCGTAATGATTCTAACACTTGCACAGTTTTTAATTTTTGTAACATACGTTGCCTACATCACCTACCGATTTGGCATCCTACCTTCTATCTCCGAGTCGCACTATAAGCTCAATACCGTTCGACAAGGATATTTCTTTACAATCTTCTGCTGGCTCCTCGCCACCACCATGGTCTTCCAATCTGACGAGTCAACGCCACTATACTTCTTCTCTGGTATGGGCCTAGCTTTTGTCGGTGCAGCCACTCAGTTTAAATGGACCGGTGCCAATACCCACATTGTGCACTACCTTGGAGCCGTTTTAGGCATCGGATGTGCCCTCATGGGACTATATTTTGAGTCAGGATTATGGCAACCTACTGTGATTATTGTAGCATTCTCAGCCATTTGTGCCATAAATAAGACGAAGAATGCCATCTTTTGGGTTGAAATCGCCTCTTTCTTAGCCATTATTATTGGTTTGATCGTACGATGAAGACATATTTTAAGCCAAGAGAGTACAAACCCCGCAATATTAAGATTAGGGAGTACGGAAACCGCCCATTTTCTTTTAAAAGGGCTGAAGTTGAGCATGATTTCTTGAAATATATTAAAGTTGTGCGTGCCTGGGTGCGTATTAAGCACAAATGGTCCTATGCTGACTTTGAATTGATCTCATTTCTGTACTCTGAGCACATATTTGACGAGTGCACGCTCATGCAGTATGGTCGCTTATTTGGATTCAATCAAAATAGAGTACCACAGATGATGGAGCGTGGACTAATTATTATGTTCCGTAAGGGTGGCCGTGGATTCTCCCCGATGTACGAGCTATCTGCCAGTGCCAAAGGCATCATGCGTAGCGTTTATAAGAAGCTACTAGGCCAAGAGCCGATCAATGAGTTTGTTACTGACATACAGCTGGCAGAAAAAAAAGACTCTAGGTACATCGATCGACAGTACACTAGAGTCATTAAAAGAATGAAGCGTTCTATCAAAGAACAACAACAACGTCCCGAACTGTAATGACCGTATATAGGTCATCGTTCACACGTATGCCATGGCCTGCAGCCTTGTCAAAGTAAATAAAGTTACCCGGCATGATGCCGCCTGACTCTGAGCCTACAGCAGCCACCGTTGCCTTCTTGTAGCGTAGCTCCTTTGTGTCGGATGCCGACATAAGCAAGCCTCCTTTTGTTTTTGTCTCCTCTTCTTGAGGCAAGACTAGTATGTTCTGTCCAATTACTCGCATTATGCTCTGATGTTAGTTATGACTGTATCTGTTGAAAGTAAAGTTGTAGCAACGCTAACAGCATTCCTTAAACTCTCCTTGGTCACCTTTGTCGGGTCGATGATTCCAGCCTCCATCATGTTAGCTTTAGCCATGGTCACCACGTTTATGCCCACGCCCTCCTTAGAGCAGCCAGCGATATCTTCTATTGACCCACCTGCATTCTGAACAATCTTCTTCATTGGGCTCACCAGTGCATGCATTAATATAGCTGCTCCTTTGTTCTTTATCGCCATTGACTCTGAGATATCTTTTAGTGCTACGCCACCACCTGGCAGAATGCCCTCTTCTAGTGCAGCCCTCACAGCACACACCGCATCGTCCACCCGGTCCTTCTTCTCCTTCTGCTCAATGTCTGACTGAGCCCCAACATAAATTACTGCCACGCCACCACCAAGATTAGCGATCCTTTCTTTTAAGAAGTCTTTCTCGATTGCACTCTCCTCCACCTTTAACTGCTCCTGCAGCTCTTCTACTCTCGCCTCCACGTCACCCTGCTGACCCGGATCTCTTAGCAGCGTATTGAACCTACCACTGATCACCTTCTTAGCACGGCCTAGGTCGTCAATTGTCACCAAGGCAAGGTTGTCACCCGTCTGCTCGCTGAAGTACTTAGCCCCCGTCGCATGAGCAATGTCTTGCATCAACTGATGCTTCTTGTAGCCAAACTGCGGTGGGATGATAGAGCACACTTTTAACTTAGCCTTAATCTTGTTAGCGTTCAGCGTGTTCAACGCATTCTCCTCAATCTCGCCCACAATTAATAGTGACCTGTTCCCATCAAGAATAAACTCAAGTATTGGGTATATGTCATTGATATGACTAATTGGCTGGTCGGTCACCAAAATGTATGGGTCATCTAGCACGCACTCTTGCTTCTTGTGGTCAGTAACAAAATACTTACTGGCAAAGCCCCTGTCTATCTTCATCCCACTAATAATCTCCGAGTATGTCAACGCATCCTTTGACGGCTCAACTGTCACCACTCCGGTCAGCCCCACCTTACTGTACGCATCTGCAATAATTGCACCCGTGTCCTCATCCCCGTTCGCAGAGATTGTAGCAACTGACTCAAGCTTCTCGTCTGTAATCTCAACCGACATCTCGTCCAACTTAGCCAGCACCTCAATGCTCGCCTCTTGAATGTCACGCAATACTTGAGTTAAGTTATCGCTCGGCTTAATCTGTCCCATCGCCTCATGGATGATGGCCTGTGCCAGCACCATGCTCGTGGTCGTGCCATCGCCTGCCGAGTTGGCAGTCTTCTCCGATGCCTCACGCATGATCATCACCGCTAGGTTCTCGGTTGGATCTAAAAGATTAATACCTTTACTTACAGTAACTCCATCTTTTGTAACTGTGATACCACCAATGTGTTGTTCTGATTCCATCAACACAGTCCGACCTCTCGCACCTAAAGTTGAACCCACTGCATTTGCAACAGTGTCAACCCCTTTGATTAATTTCTGTCTAGCTATTTCTCCAGACTCTACATTTTTAACTATCATATTCTATTTTAATTTGTTACAAATCTATATACAATTACTATGCCAATCAATTAAAATGGCTATTAATTAACGACTCAATCTCGTCCATACTTGGACCCATAAATGAAAAGCTCATCGATGCCTTATTTTTTGAGTTGACCCACTCCCTACATTGTAGCATAGTCTTATTGCTACCATCCATGTTCTTGTGAACAAATGCCATTAACTCATTGAAGCATTCAACTAACTCGCATTCGTGAAATGCTATATGCTTAGTGACACTCCCAGCACGAATGATGTTTACCCGAATTATCTTATCAGGTCTCTTTTTGTAAAGTTTCATGTTATATTTTTTATTGTTTGTACAAATATACTGAAAACAATTAAAATGTACAACATGTAAACTTGCAAACTTTTTTGCCCAATTACTACTATATATAAAATACTATTGGGGGTGAAAGGATTTTTTCTATTTTTCCTTTTATTTTTCTACATTTTGTACATTAAAGAAATAAATATATACTTAACTTACTATATATCAATTAGTTATAAGGTTGTATAAAAATACAAAGCAAGCATTTTTTGTACACAAAGTCTACACAAAAGTGTACGCTTTGTCGAAACGTACAAAAATATAGTCAAAAAAAAGACCTGGCCTAGCCAAGTCTATTAATCTTATCTCCCTTGTCCCCGATACTTTTTGGGTTTTTCTTCTTTAGGTCCGTAGCTTTTTTTAGCCTTACCAGTACCCTTCTTGCCAAAGGAAATCTTTCTAGAAGTATCCGACGACTTACCCTTCGCCATAACCTACTTCTTTTTCATCTTCTCCATCTTCTCCACTTTCTTCCCTTCCATCTTCTCGTGTTTTGCCATAGCAGCCTTTGATGCGTACTTCTCTTTTCCGCCATACTCTTTGATCATTTTCTTAGCCATTGTCTTTTATGTTTTTTGTTTAGCAAAGGTAAAAATTTTGTTAGATATATATGGATATTGGGCAACCACCATAAACCACGCGGCCGGGGGCAAAAGGAAAACGGATCAAAAGTTGGCGGGGGGGGTCGGAAACTGGCAAAACCCTAGGAGTTTTTTAGGTTTTTGTAGGCATGACCTAGTACTATGCAATGCATAGTAGTATGCATGGCCATGGGAGCGGAAGATCATTTAGATATTTGTCTAACTATCTAATCGAAACCGAAAGCGTCAAGTTGGTTAGACGTTTGGCTAACTATCGAACCGAGTGGAATAGCTGCGGCCTAAAATAAAATTTAGGCGAGCCTAAAAAATGGATTAGGTTGAGGGATTGACTGCATTAGACCTATATCAAATTTCAATTGATATCCTAATTTTCAAACCTATTTATTTATTTTTGCGTCCAGGTAAAAAAATATCAAATTATTTTTAACCTAAAAAACTGCCTTCACTGCACGTATTGTCCTATTTTAAAAAAAAGATGTAAATTATTTAAATATTTTATATACATGTTATTGTTATTCCAAATAAAAGTGCAATATTTGAAATGTAGAACAAAACAACGCAAATATGAACAAGCTACCAAAGTCAATTGGGAACAGAATTACTGAAATCAATTCATTGTTAGACCAGGTCGCTCTCCTGGACGAATACGCATACACCTACAATGGCGGTACGTGGCCTTACTACGTAGATATCGAGCCTATCCAGGTAGACGGGTTGAAAGTTACTATCAAGGCGAACGACCTACGTGGCTCTCATAATTATATTGACGTCCAGGAATACGACGTAACCAACGACGACTATTTCAATGACTACGGATTGAGGGGTTTGAAATATGACCTATCAGTAATATTAAAAGCATTAAAGAAAGCACTAAAATAAAATATATATGAGACGCAAAGCAAAAATCAAAAATCTTTTTTACCGTAAAGACGGAATAGTTTTTAATTTCCAATTTCAAACTACTAACCAGAAAACTGGTGACCTAATTCAAAACTTCATGCTACCAGAAGCATGGATAAAAACACCAGGCAAAGTACGTGACCTGGACGACAAGGCAATTTGTGGTGATTGCGTGCATAACCACACTACTGGCGACGGTGATTGCTACGTGACAAAAGCAAATAGTTTGCGAGGACTGCAAAGTAAACTAGCTAGTTTACGTCGCAGGGGCCTGGATAGTATACCAGAACTAAGCCCAGAACTGGAGGCGGATTTGTTAGATGCAATCCAGGGGCGTGGTATACGTTTTGGCTCATATGGTGAACCGGTTTTACTGGGTGAAGAACTGGTAGATAAAATTTCAAAGCGTGCTAAATTTTGGACTGGATACACCCACCAGTGGCATAAAAATCCCTGGGCCAAAAGTTATTTCATGGCGAGCGTAGAGACTACACTGGTAGATAAGGCCGCTAAAAATATGGGGTGGCGTACGTTCTTTGTCGGTGATAGTATAGGCAGTGAGAACGTGACATGTCCAGCTAGTAAAGAGGCAGGCAACAAAGCAACGTGCGAGCAATGTAAGCTATGCATGGGCACAACTAGTAAAGCAAAATCAATTAAAATCCTTAAACATTAATACGATGGAAATCACATTTAACATTTCAGAAGAGGCAATCAGCGACCAATTGTGCACGGCACTAGAGGGTGGCTCAAACTATTGGTATTACCTAGGTGATATCGATCGAACACACTTTATCAAGGGCCAAACATTGGTGGATAATTTGACAAGATCTTTTTTTGCAGACAAGAACTACAAGCTACCCGTGTATGACATAGAGAGTACTGAAGAGTTCGAGGATATGGACAAGCTAGGCGACGTGACCTACGATAGCATGGCTAAGGCGTTCAGCATCATGAGCAAAGATTACCCTAGGCAACTAAGCAATATCTTAGCGGGCAACTACGATGGCGATGACTCGGACGTATGGTTCCAGCTGGCAGTAATGGGTGACGTAATATTTGGATAGATAACATAACAACATGAAAGAACTATTAAAACAAGCGAGCGTCCTATTGGACGACAAATCATTTGAAATCTCAGAGATAACAATTGGTAGTGGCAATGTATACGTATACGTGGAGTTTAATTACGACTTCGTAAAGGAAATGACTAGACGTAAGTATGAGGTGATAGATGAGGGCGTGGCCTTCTCTACGCTCATGTGGAAGAATGATAATGTAATTTATACAACTGATAGACATTCATTCAAATGAGAACATTACTAGGACTATACATGGGGATTGGGTGCTTATTCGTAGGCATCCATGAGCCCTTTGGCTTTTGGGATTTCCTAGGCTATGGTATCATTGGCTTAACTATTATTCATAAACTTAAAAAGATTTAACATGGCACGCAAAGTATTTAAAACAAAGGAGTATATTATCCACCTTCTTACATCCTCCTCGGGAGTGATGATTGTGAAGCTTATCGATAAGCTTACACGTGAGATTCTTGAGCAGAAAGTATTCACCGAGGTTGGTGATGAGTTGACTGACTACGTGGAGTCCACGGGATTTGATTCAGATAAAATTGTAAACTATTTAAACGCAAATTAATTATGGGAAATTTAAAATTAGATTATGTCATTTACGATTTTGCAAATGATAATCCAATCAAATTCTCAAATGGAGAAATTGTATTGTATGCTGATAAGCAAGAGGCTTTAAATGACTGCCACGGAAATGAGATTGTAATTCCGTGTACTGATTTACCTACACATTGGCAGATGGAAATTTTAAATCAATTAAACGCAAATTAATTATGGACAAGTATTTTTTAATGGGACTAGATTCAGTTCAAGCATTTAAAGAGCATGGAGTACAAGGACTCCTAGATAGTGGTGATAACTATGGTATCATCAAGTACAACGAACGCACCTCATTACTCAAAGATTTAATGGATGCAGTTGTAGGATGGGATGGATACGTAGAGATATTCTACGAAGACATCAAGCAGATTACGATAGAGAAGAACAATAGGGATTGGAGAGATTTTTTCAGTAGAATCGATCCCGATGCAAACATGACCGATGGTGAGACCATTGACTACATGATGCAGTTTTATAAAGTACCAGAATTTATTCACTTAGACCACTTATAATATGGATGCGAAAGAATTAAAGATTGAATTAAGCAAGAAAGGCTATGCCACTAGGTCATTGTGGCACATGGAAGCGGTGCAAGTAATACTTGACGAATACAACGAATGCAATGAAACCAATCACCGCCTTACTGCATGGGAGTGCAGTGAGATTATGGAGGAAGTATTGCAGGATGATAGGGTAAATGATTTAATTATTGGAATATTAGAAGAACAAGTAACTAAACGCATAGAATAACATGAAACCAACAACCTTAACGATGCTTAACAAGAACGCATCAGAGTTAGATTTATTCAGTACATCAGACTTAGTGTCTGAGTTAGTTAGACGTGGCTATAGTGCCAGCGGATTTCACGATAAAGGTGATATGCATAAGTGTATTAAAAAAGCTATCAATGCAGTCAATTGGGACAATTGGCAAGACGAGGATACGGGTCAGCCACATAAACTTGGCGATGTGTACTACTGCAAGCTTGATTGGATTAAAGAGACACTTGATGAAGATGATGAAGCGTACTCAACCATTGAAGATATTCAAGAAACTATTTGTCCAATCCTTAACCTTTTAGATAATGAATAACATGGATATTAATCAAATTGAAATGCTTTGTGATGAGATAAAGCATAGCTTAGAAAAAAATCATGACGTAGATGTAGAGGTTTCTAAATTAGAATTAATGCCCACGGATTACTATCACGTGAACATCTACGTAGATGGCAAAAGAATTAGTACGAAGATGTCATTATCGGTGTACAATAAGTACAATAAGTTCGAAGTATTTATTCCCATGGAGGGGTATTTCCAATACGACCTCAATGTTGATTCCGATCAAATTGTTAAACTATTTTCAGATAAAAAAATAAACAATAAATAATATGGACGAAAGACCTGCAACCTTTAACATAGCCTACGCACCCGTTGAGTGGCTAGAGAATTTAGATTTTCAATTAGCATTATCAAAACAAAAATTAGATGAATCAAAACTTAAATCATTTTCGCGAATTACTTCTTTTGGGCAAAAAGAAAGGACGACTTATACTGCCATTGAGCAACTGGAGTCAGCTACAAGTGACGTTCGATAAAGACCCTATCACTAATAGATTTATACTGCAGGCATTTGAGAATGCAACATGGCTATTCACTACGCATAGCCATGCACTTGAACAAATAGTAAGAGACTTCGATAACTTAATGAATGAATATTTATGTTGGGATTAATTGTTATCCAATACTTATTAGCAATCGCAGTGTTTATCTGCATGATGCTAGGCTATAGTTGGCAGGCCATAATGTTGTCACTATGTATTTACTCAGTTTATATATTAATTAAGAATGGAAGATCAAAAAATAATTTATAGGGCCATACTTATATGGGTCATTTGTTGCATCATTATATTTTACTTGGCACATTTTATTTATCACGTATGATACACGACCCGAAGAAAATTATAAGGCAAGGACGAATGATACTCATTGGTCAGATTGCCATCTGGAGTTATATTATATATTTAATAATTAAATTTTTATGATTACTGACGTTGAAAAAATGGATGAGCTTGCACGCATGATATGCTACCGCCATCGACTACTTAAAAGAGATTTGTTTTTACACACGAGGTTAGCTGCTATTGCAGACGCACGCTTTCATTTCTATTTGCTATGCACGGAGGAAGGCTTCAGGGTATGTGATATCCAACGATACTGCGAGCGGTATAATTTTCCGGTTGCACATTCGGCCGTGATATATGGTGTTAACAAAATTAAATCTTATGAAAAAGAACTCATTGATTCTGGGAAGTTTAATTCTATCCGGAAGTTATCTCGCAGGGACAGGGCAGAAGACCGACGTCTTAAGAAACTTGCCAAGGCCACAGCGTGAGTGTGATTGGTCCGACGTGATTGACAGCTCATATGTCGACCGATTGGGCACACGAGTATATTGCATGAAGAAGAGTACATATTTAAAAGAACTTAAAAAATTTGACTTATGATGCGTAGTATAATTGAATTTCTATTTTGGGGTGTTATAGGTATTGTATTTGTTTTGCCCCTATGTATAATCTTAAGATTTTTAACCAAGAAGAGATGGTCAGAGTAGATGAGTTGGGATGCCCACATTGTGAGTATAAGTTTACTAAGAAGTACGTAGCTGAGAGATTTGACACAACCTCGAGTTTAAGGATTGTATCAGGCTTCTGCAAGAAGTGTACTAAGCGAGTAACGATACGGATCAATACGAGTGGGGCAGTAAAGATTTACCCATTGCATAATGGGTACTTAGATGTTGGCGAGGACATGGACAGAGATAGGGGTGGGTACTTAAAGCACCGCCCTAATTGTCCACATTGTAAGGAGGCTAACGATGTTGGGGTAATAGATAAGTTCTTTGTCAAGTCAGGTAATAAGACTGCGATGAACCTAACATGTGAGCACTGCAAGGTGAAGGTGCTAGTCAACAGGAGTAAGTCTGGGTATTATAATTTATATCCATACACGGACTACAAGAAGCAACGTAAAATCAAATCGGGATGGGTACAAGTACGCTTCCCTAAAACTAAAGAAGTATGACAGAAAAAGAATACACTAACATGCTGATACATAAGATTATGTTCAGCACATCACTTACTCATCTTGATGAGATAAAAGAAGTGGCTCATCTAATTGTTGATGAGATTAAATTGAATAGCCTTGATAAGGCATCAAAATATTTTAATGGAGTTAAAAAAGAAATTGACAAGTTATGAAAAAGAAAGATTTTAAAATTGTGGTTGATGAGTTACATGAAATGTCACGCAAGATCAGAATCGCAAAAGAACCTGAGTATACAATGGAGTCATCTGATGTGCTAAATAATTTCAAGAAGGCGGCATCACGAGCAGGCATTACGCCATTGCAGGTATGGTCAATATTTTTTGATAAGCAATTGTCTAGCATACAGGCACATATCAAGAATACTAATCTACCTGAGGCCGAGCCATTGGATAGCAGATGGGCTGATTTGTACAATTACTTATTACTAGGTTTTGCACTATATAAAGAAAGTGATGAACAAAATAAATAACTTTTTGTATATATCAATTTTAATTTTATCTTTGTCGCACACATTTAATCAAATCAAATATGTCAAACAAATCAGTATTCGAGCAACTCAGCTCGCTTAATCTCTCGAGTAAAACAGAGAAGAGAGGTAATCTAACTTACTTATCATGGGCACATGCCTGGGCGGAATGCAAGAAGTTATTCCCCGACATGACACGCACGGTTTATGAGAGTGATACGTGCATGAACTACTTCACGGATGGCTCAACTGCGTGGGTCAAGGTTGGCGTGACCATTCAAGGTCAGGAGCACATTGACTACTTGCCTGTCATGGACATGCGTAATCAGTCTGTGCCATTGGCTAATCTTACATCAATGCAGGTGAACAAGACTATTCAGCGTTCGACCGTTAAGGCGTTGGCGTTACATGGCTTGGCGTTGAACATCTACGCTAAGGAGGACTTCCCATCGGAGTCAGACTCTAACATGCAGGCGGTAAAGGCACAGCCTAAAGCTACGGCTAAGGTGGCGTTGGTAGAGGGCGATGCTAATTGGGAGAAGGTGTCGACATTTGTCATTGACAACATGGGCACATCCACTGCTGACATCATTAAGAAGTTGTCGGTTAAGTATGAGATATCAGATTCAGTTAAGAAAGCAATTGATAAACTACGCAAGTAATGGAGGCTATATTTAGAGAAGGAGACAAGGTATTTTGCTATTATTTTGGAGGATGGGGCGAGGTGTTTAGAAAATATGATTCTGATCATACTCATTTCCCTCTTAGATGTTCTTTCCCAATAGGTAATGCTTCTTTCACCGAAGATGGGCGTTATCATGAAAAAGGGCCAATAATGTTATCCTTCACCGAATACACGCTTGAAGGATTTTCACAAGAACGCCCTGAAGAACTACCAAAGATAGGTGACATTGTTTGGGTTAGAGAATATGGTTTCGTAGATTGGAGAGTTTCTCATTTTTTTGGAAAATCAGGTGATAAGTATCTTGCATCTATTTTTGGAATTAAAGAATTGGCAGCCACATGGGCAGAAATGACAACTAAAAACCCACACGTAAATGAGCAATAACATTTTAGAAACCCTACGCAACGACACCGAGTATTACTCGGGTATCGGCAAGAACTACTTATCTAACTCAGACATCGGTGCGTTGCTATACAACCCGATGCAGTTTGGTAAGGACAAAGATAAGACTCCTGCTATGCTTGCAGGGTCTTACTTCCACGCATCTATCCTTGAGCCTGAGAAGGTGGTGAACTTCCCTAAGGTGGAGGCATCTACACGCACGACCAACATCTACAAGGAGGCCATCGCATCACATGGTGTGGACATGTTACTGCTTCAGAAGGAAGCTGATGACATTGACCGCATGGTCAAGGCTTTGCTTGCCAACTTTACATTCTATGACATGATCCGTGATGCAGGCAACGAGTATGAGGTGCCAGCTGTCGGTGAGATTGGTGGTGTGCAATGGAAGGGCAAGTCAGATATTGTGGGCAGTGAGATACTCATTGACCTGAAGAGTACTGGAAACCTAGATGATTTCCGATTCTCTGCACGCAAATATAATTACGATAGTCAAGCATATATATATAATCAATTGTTCGGTAAGCCTATGGTATTCATCGCTGTTGAAAAAGAAACCTGTCGGACAGGTCTATTTGAATGCAGTGATGAGTTCCTAGACAAGGGACGAGAGAAGGTATACAAGGCTATCGAGGTTTATCAAAAGTTCTTCGGAGCAAATGCTACCGATGACATCACTCAGTATTTTAAATCAGAGACTTTATAATGGAACAGGAAATAATATGGAATACCGATAATCCCAATGAAGAAGGATTATACATTTGCGACACAGGACCTTATAATGGAGTTCACTTAGGAAGATGGAACGGAGATGTATGGATTTTATTTGATAATAGAGTAATTCCAGTATGGGGTTGGATCCCAAGACCAAAATATAGAAACAATTAAACAAACAATAAATTATGGCACAATTATTTTCAGCATCATTAGATGTATCAAAAATCTCCAAGGACAAGTTAGTTAAAGGAGAAAAAGGCAACTACCTTAACATTACTATCTCTATCAATGACGAGGCAGATAAGTATGGTAACACCTTAACTATTATTGAGTCTCAGACCCAGGAAGAACGTGAGGCTAAGGCTAATAGAAACTACTTGGCTAATGGAAAGTTAGTATGGACAACAGAAGGTGGCTCAACAGCTAAGAAAACTCCTGCTACGCCAACGCCTGCTCCTGCTCCTGCTCCTGTAGTAGAAGAGGGTGATGACTTGCCGTTCTAGCATGTACAAATGTATAAAATAGAGGGGGCTTACGACTATATATAAAAACTTACTTAGTGCTTTTTTATTTTTTTTCGTTTTCCCCTTTTATTTTCTACATTTTGTACACTAAAGAATATAAATAACTAATAATCAATTAGTTATCCATACCAACTTTAAAATATTTTGTACACTTTTTATACATAAAAATGTACAAATTTATAAATAATCCAATTTATCTAAGAAAAGTACAATGGAAGTAACAATCTTTCGCAACATAAAAGAGACCGCTGTACCTTTCCACAAGGATGTGTTAGATATACTTGTTCGCATCAAGGAAGGAAAGACTAAGGAGCTTGTTCGCAAGATCAGATTAGAGAAGAATAAGGAGGAGCGTAATAAACTTAAGCAGGACTTGCCTGCTATTTGTTTCTCCGGTACATTCTCTAAGCGTGATGATGCATCATTGCTTAAGCACAGCGGATTGATATGTATAGACATGGACAATTTCCCCTCGCACGCAGAGATGCTGGCTAAGAAGGAGGAGTTATCTGCTGACAACTATACGTTCTCCGTATTCGTATCTCCATCAGGAAATGGATTGAAGGTATTGGTTAAGATACCTACTAACCCTGAGAAGCATAAGGCATACTTCAATGCTTTAGAAAAGTATTACAATTGCCCTGAGTTTGACGTAACTTCCAAGAACATCTCACGTGTATGCTATGAGTCGTATGACCCTACCATCTATGTGAACTTAAACTCACACGAGTGGAATCAAATTGAAGAGGGTGAGATTGACCACGTGACTAAAGACCAACGTCCGACCATACCTATCGATGACGAGGATGAGATTATCTCACGCCTAGCTAAATGGTGGGAAGGCAAGTATGGCTTTGTGCAGGGGTCAAGAAACAATAACCTATTCATCTTGGCCTCCGCATTCAACCAGTACGGGGTTACTAAGTCTGAGGCCATGTACAGATTGATGGCGTTCGCATCAGAAGACTTTAACTCCAAGGAGATTCAGTCTGTCATCGAGTCGGCATACAAGCTTAAGGACCAACACGCAACTAAATACTTTGAGGACACACACAAGGTCAACGAGGTGAAGGTGCAGTTAAATCGTGGCGTGCCAAAAAAAGAAGTCCGTTCTCAATTGAAAGCCTCCGGGGTGGAGGACGGAACTATTGATTCAGTCTTAACTAAGATTGAAGAGGAGGAGAGTAAGAATATATTTTGGACTAAGAACGACAAGGGCGTGGTGACATTGATACACTACGACCTTAAGCGATTCTTGGAAGAGAATGGGTATCGTAAGTATGTGCCTGAGGGCAACAAAGGATTCATCTTTGTACGTATCAATCAGAACCTGATAGAGATGTGCAGTGAGGATGACATCAAAGACTTTGTGCTTAACCATATACTAACTAATTTCCAAGACTTAAGCGTGTACAATTTCTTTGCAGACAAGACTCGATTCTTTAGGGAAGACTTTCTGTCGATGCTAGATTCCATCTCAATATATTTTGTTGAGGATACAAAGGATGAGGCGTACCTATACTACCGCAATGGCGTGGTGAAGGTTACAAAGAATGATGTGATACTACTTAATTATGAGGATCTTGGTGGGTACATTTGGTCAGACCAGGTGATACAGCGAGACTTTATATTCTGTCCTTCAGATGAGTGTGACTACAAAACATTCATACGCAACATTGGCGGTAATGATGACAAGCGTGTGGCATCTATTGAGTCTACAATTGGCTTCGTTCTGCATGCGTTCAAGAATGGTGGGTATTGCCCTGCGGTGATTATTAATGACGAGGTGATATCTGAGAACCCTGAGGGTGGTACAGGTAAGGGCTTGTTCATGAACGGCATCAGTCGCATGAAGAAGCTAGTGACCATTGATGGCAAGTCATTCTCGTTCGACAAGTCATTTGCTTATCAGTTGGTGACAACAGACACGCAGGTGCTCGTGTTCGATGACGTGAAGAAGAACTTTGACTTCGAGCGATTATTCTCTGTCATTACTGAGGGTATAACCATTGAACGTAAGAACAAGGATGCGATAAAGATTCCATTCCATAAGTCACCCAAGGTAGTGATAACAACTAACTACGCTATCCAAGGTAAGGGTAACTCATTTGAGAGACGTAAGTGGGAGATGGAGTTCAAGCAATTCTACAGCAAAGACTTCACGCCACAAGACGAGTTCGGCAGGTTGCTATTCAACGATTGGAACGTAGAAGATTGGTGTGCATTCGACAACTACATGGTCAAGGTGCTAAGAAGCTACTTACACACGGGGCTAATCAAGTGCGAGTTTGTCAACCTTAAGGAGCGTAAGTTCCGGGCTGAGACTAACGCTGAGTTTGTTGAGTGGATAGCTGAGTTTGGGTCAACGGTTGTGCCGTTTAATGAGAAGTTCAGACCTGACAAGGCGTTTGATAAGTTCATCATGGACAACAATGGCATGTTCAGAATGCTGTCTAAGCAGAGATTTAATTCTTGGTTACGGACATATGCATTGCATAAGACAGGTCGCAACCCTGATGAGGGTCGTGATGCTGCCGGTAAGTGGATGACAATTGAGTACAAAGAACAATTAGAACTTTTATAAAATGGAAAAAGAATTTGTAACACACGAACAAGCATTAGCTTTGAAGGAATTAGGGTTTGATGAAAAATGTTTTGGGTGTTATCAATTATCTGAACTAAGAGATTATAAGAAAGGTCTTGAAATAAGCTGGATAATGACATTAAATACCCTTAATGGTTACAGAATATATGATGACGAAACACAAACGACAGCCCCGCTTAAACAACAGGTATTTAGATGGTTTAGGGAGAAGTATAATGCTCATATGCACCCATCAAGGCTTATGCAAAATATTTATGTAGTTCGCTACGGAGACTGGGATAGCGAAGCGTTTAAAACATACGAAGGAGCAGAGAATGCTTGTATTGATAAATTAATTGAAATAGCTAAACAACAAGACAATGACTGAGAATAGAAAGGAATCAATACAAGCAATATTAGGAGTAATATTATTGATTGTATTATCAGGGTATTTTATTTGGTTTTGCATGACCCACCCGTTCACTAGCCCAAAACCTACATTGAAGTATAAAGTAGGTGATGTTGTATATCTAAAGCCAGATTCATTGAAGGTAGTAGTTATAGGTGCATTACCTAATCTTCAAGACTATCATGTAGAATACACAGATAACTTTGGTAAGAGGCAATTAGAAATTGTAAGACCTTCAAGTGTATATTAAACAACAAGACAATGGAAACTAAACAAACGGCAGTAGATTGGTTGGAAGAAAAAATAAACCTTTACAATTTCGAATTTGGTATGGCTTCAATGAGAAAATATATTGAATATGCCAAACAAATGGAGAAAGAGCAGATAGAAGAATCTTTTAATAATTCATATTACTTTATTGATGGAAAACAATATTACGATGAAACCTATGGCAAATAAACTAATCGCCCTTGCAATCATCGTATCATCGTGCCAGGCACCTGATATGCCGGAGCCAGTTAAGACTCCTGACTATACTCGGAGTTATACGATTCAGCCTCAGTATAATGGCGTAACCATATACCCAAAGTATATACCAATCTTAAAATACAATGGCAAATAACACAACAAAAAGTCTGATTAATAAGACGAAGAAGTATCTCAAGGAAAGAGATTTACCCTTCATTAATGTCAATGATTCGCACAACCTTATGGTGCTTAAGGCATCGGGTGAGTACCACTATCTAGTCATACAGTTTTTTGAGATGCCGGAGAAATGGATGTACCAACGTAGGCATTTTAATATTAAGACAGCCTACGCAATAGATTACAAGCAATTAACTAACGCTATAAACAGATACTTAGATGCTCCAACAGATATTAGATAATTACCCTGACTACCCATTTGTTATATTGGATGGATTGGACAACGCTGTGATTGGCGTAGACCAAAATGCAGAACGGCTCGTGTATTCAATTAACGACATCGTTGATTGCTTTGTTGAACAAGGCATGGAGCCTGACGAAGCTATTGAATACTATGAGTATAATACAGCTAGGGCTGTACCTTACATTGAGAACGCACCTATTTTAATCTACACAGACTTTTTTTGATATGCCAGATATTTCAATGTGTTTGAACGAAGAATGCCTGTCACGTAACTTATGTTATAGATACAAGGCAGAACCTAGTGATTATCAATCTTACATAGATTTCCAGCCCGAAGATGGTGAAGAAAAATGTGAAAGATTTTGGCCACTAGAAGATAAAAAAGATAAGAAACGTAGAGCTTGGCACCGCTAATATGGAAATATTACAAATGATTGGGTTAACAATCTTGCAAAATGCAAGTTTTACTTTAATTAGCAGGGCAAGAAATAGTAATAGCATTTCTTATCATGCTATTGCATCTGTTTTGAGTAATGGAATTTGGTTGTTAGTAATTAGGAATGTTGTTTCTAATTTAGATAAACCAGAATTAATGATTTCTTACTTGGTAGGTTCTGTAATAGGAAGTATCAGTATGCACTACATAGCAATGAAATATTTTGAAAAAAAATAATAACATGGAACTAAGGGATTACCAACGTAAAATCGTAGGCCAAGGTGCAAAGATTTTAAGTACAAATGGACTGCTCTATTTGGCTATGGAGGTGAGGACAGGCAAGACAGCAACATCACTAACGATATGTGATGCAATAGCTGCTAACGATGTTCTCTTCATAACTAAGAAGAAAGTTATATCAGGTATTGAGAAGGACCATAAGGCACTTAACTGCTCATTTAAACTTACGTGTTTAAATTATGAGTCGTTGCATAAACTTAAAGGTTTAAACTTTGATGTAATTATCTGTGATGAAGCTCACACCTTAGGAGCATTCCCTAAGCCAAGCAAGCGTGCCAAGCAAGTAAAAGACTTAGTTAAAAAGTATAAGTCTAAGGTTATATTCTTGTCGGGCACACCAACACCTGAGTCGCATAGTCAGATGTACCATCAATTGTACGTGCATCCTAACAATCCATTCAAGGAGTACATTAACTTCTACCGATGGGCTAACGATCACGTCAGTGTAAAGATTAAGTACATTGGAGCAATGAAGGTCAACGACTACTCAGCTGCGTTAAAAGAAAAGATATCAGCTAAGGTTGATCCATTGATGATTAACTATACGCAGGAGGAGGCAGGTTTTGAATCCAGTATCACCGAAAGTATATACCGAGTTCCGATGAAGGCATCTACGTATGCACTATGCGACAGACTAAAGAAAGACTTAGTCATCCAAGGTAAGGACGATGTAATATTGGCCGACACTGGGGCTAAATTGATGAACAAGTTACATCAGATGTACAGCGGTACCATCATCCTCGAGTCAGGCAAGAGACAAGTTATTGATGATAGCAAGGCTCAGTTTATACTGCAAGCTTTCGGTGGCAAAAAGATTGGAATCTTTTACAAGTTTAAGGCTGAGTGGGATTTGCTTAAGCAAGTTTATGGTGACAACATCACCGATGATCTTGATGAGTTTAATGCGACCGATAAGAACATTGCCCTTCAGATTGTTAGTGGACGTGAGGGCATCAGCCTCCGCAATGCAGATGTGTTGGTATACTTTAACATAGACTTCTCAGCTGTATCTTATTGGCAGTCAAGGGATAGGATGACAACGATCGATCGTAAGTTCAATAATGTCTATTGGATATTCTCTAAGGGTGGTATTGAGGATAAGATTTATCAAGCTGTGCAAGAAAAAAAGGATTACACCTTATCTTATTTCAAGAAAGATTTTTTATCTTCGTAACGCATGACTGAGCAACAAATACAATCTAAAAGAATCAAGCAACTTGAAGCAGAAGGATACTACGTCATCAAGATTATCAAGGCAAACAAGAATGGCCTTCCTGATATCTTGGCTTTGCACCCTGACAAAGGAGTCTTGTTCTCTGAGGTCAAAACACCAGAAGGTAGGTTATCAAAATTACAGGAGTATAGACTTAAAGAACTACAAGAATATGGATTCCGTTGTGAAGTATTTAGAGGGAGTTGAGTTGGTTATCATGCCAACGAGTGTATTCAAATGGATTGAATCATTTGAGGATGATGTGTTCGACCAGTTCATGGATGCCATATCGCATTTCGATAATCAGTTTGAAGAAGAGACAGAAATTGTATTCCCTATCATTGGCGATACCGTTGAGTATTTTAAACTAGAGATTGGACATGGAGTAATTGCTCTAGATGAAGACGAGAAAGATAGAGATATGATTGTCGTTGACTCACTAGAGAAGATTGATGTCGATGAGTTTCTGGATTGCTTACTAGAAGGTAAAGAATTAATTAAGAATAAAGAATTAAAACGTATTTTAATAAACTACAGTTACACATGAAAAAGCAAAACATTAACCGGTACAAATCAAAAGATGGAGCAGAAGTAGTAGAGATTAACTACGACACCCTGAACCACGATTACTACTCTAAGCAATGGCAGGGACGTAAACGCCAATTACTTGGCAGTTACATGGACAGACTTGAAGATCGTCTTCGTCGCCACGAGTGGAAAAGAATTACTAAGTCTCAGTTTGAGAAAGCTTTAGAAAAATTCACTCATGACAACGACTGAGAAAGACAAGGCACTTACGTTCCTGGCATTGATGCAGGCAACGTATGACTTAGCAACGGACATAGACTTCGAGGCCAAGCCGTTCAATAAGCCCATCGTAAAAGAAAGAGTATGGGACTTGACAAGAACTATCAATAAACAAATCGACCGAGTGCTACCTATGTCAGATTGCACGAAGGAAGATTGGGATCGAGCAGCCGAGCAACACGTGGAGGCGGCCGATAGAATGCTTGAGTTTTTTAGAGTTGGACTGAAGCTTCAAGAGTTAGACGAGGTGAAAGCCCAAGGGTTTGACACACAATTAAATATATTACTTAAAACTTATGGAATTGACATTTGACCAATTGATTGAAAACGTACATGGATGGGCTGACGATAAGGGATTAATTAATCCTGACTATGTTAAGTCTCAGTTTGTAAAAGTTATTGAGGAGTTAGGCGAGGCTGCCTCAGCTATCAGCAAGAACCAGCGTGATGAACTAATCGATGGATTAGGGGATACATTTGTAACATTAATTATCTTGACATTACAATGTGGGGTAACACCACAAGAAGTATTGAATGTAGCATGGAATGAAATTAAGGATCGTAAGGGCAAAACTAACAACGGTGTATTCATAAAGCAATGATAAAGACTCATCCAATAGTGGAGCAAGACTTAGTAGACTTGGACTTCAAGATGGTATTTGTTAGTAAGGAAGAACATGGTGGAGATAATGACTTCTACTATTATGTGCATTCTTTATTCGGAGATGATGACGATAGATATTCTATGTGTCTTATCTCTTGTGCAAACGACGAGGCTGTTAATAAGAATTGGACAGTTGAGTTGTTTGACTATTACCGGTTTTATTTTGATACTATTGAATCTCTAACTGAGTTCATACTCGCTGCTAAAAATGCAAAAAGGAAATAGTATTTATTTTTATGTGGTTCATGAGAATGGGTCGAGTGCTGAGTTTGATATTCATTCTATCGATATTACAGTAGACTCAATAATTGAAACGCTAGAATTATTGATTGGGTTGGTGTAAATGGTAACACGCCCTCCTCGAGGCTGAGGGTAATGCTCGTTCGAATCGGGCACTCGATTAAAAAAAAATAGTCAGGTGGCGGAATGGTAGACGCTACAACGTGCGATGGCAGGTGGAAACCCTTGAGGTAAACCCATAGGAGAAGAGACACACATACTCTTCGTACAGGTTCGAGTCCTGTCCTGACTATTTTTTTTCAAAAAGTATACAACTTATTATTTTATTCACTAAATTTATCACGGTTAAATGTGATTATAAGGGGAGCTGTTTAGTTGGTTGGCAGTTCCCCTGTTTTTTTTATTGAATGAAGGACAAGGAACATATTGATTTTACAAATGAAACATTACGTTTCATCAATAAACTGACCGACGAAATCTACGAATCACTTATCGATAAAGAGTACGAAGATCTTTACGACTCTACCTCAATTCTAATCGAATACCTAATTAAACTACAGAATGACAGACTACATCAAGTACGCTCTAGAGTTGTACCAAGAAGGGAACAAGACTAAAGCTGAGATTGCTAGACAAGTAAAAGAAAAGTTTAATCTCGAAGCAGACACCGAAACACTACGCAAAAGGATTTCAAGAACTATAATTGAGCACGAACACTCCGGCCTCAAAGATGAGTGTGATAACGTAGGTGCACCAATCACAAACGTGTCGCACTACTGGGTAAAAACAAAAACCCACTCTGCATTTGTTAAAGTCTCCGACAACGAGCAAGCAGAAGCCATGGTAGACGTCATTCGTGACATCGTCAGCAACTATAATCCAGATAAGCTCCGAACTATAGAGAAGTCAGTTATCGACTCTCCTGTGGCAATTAAAGCGACCGTCTCCGACATGCACGTTGGACTTGAGCCTAACCCTGGTAACAACTCACTATTCGCTTACGAGTACAATGAAAAGATATTTAAAGACAACCTTGACAAGGTATTTCGATCCCTATGCAAGGAGCACGCAGCAAACGGCAAGTTTGATGTTTTGGTTATCGACGATCTTGGTGACGGCTTGGATGGTTACAATGGTCATACTACGAGAGGAGGCCACCCGCTAGATCAGAATATGTCCAACGAGGATATGTTCCGTGTGTTTGTTGAAGGCAAGCTCAATCTTATCGAGAATTGCATCCAAGCAGGCATAGCCAACGAGGTGATTGTTCGCAACGTGGCTAACGATAACCACGCAGGAAGTTTTGCAGGCATAGCCAACATGACGATACAGATGATACTTAACCGCACTTATTCACAGGACGATGTTAAGTTTCATATTCTTAACCGGTTCATGGAGCACTTTGAGTATGGTGACCATACATTTATTCTTACGCATGGCAAAGATGCCAAGCACATGTTCAAAGGCTTGCCTTACAATCTAAATGATAAGGCTGTGTCATTCATTAACGATTACATCGACCATTATAACATTCGCTCAAAGTATATCCATTTAGAGAAGGGGGACTTGCATCGTGTGGGATACGACAGAACAAAGAAGTTTGACTATCGTAACTACATGACATTTGCTCCGCCATCTGCATGGGTACAGCATAACTTTGGTGATTGCTATAGTGGCTACTCAATTCAGACTATTCCTAAGTTCAGCGGAGAGATATCTCATACTGACTATTATTTTGAATTAGAAAAGAAATTGTAACTTTGCATTATGGGAACAAGACTAGGTAAACTAAACACTGTTAAGAACAAATCAAAGAAGAGTCATCTTGAGAAAGATGAGTACGTTTGCATTTGGATTAAGGACCAAGCTGGCTACAAGCCATTGCTATTGAGCGAGGTTGAATTAAGCAATGCTATTTCACGTGGCAAGAAGAATCCTGAGGATGTCGTGCCAAGAAGTTTTATTTCTAAATTAATAGACTAATGAATTGCGGAGAATTTTTAAGCTCATTATTTGAGATTACAGTGGTGACACATATTGCTCACCTACAAACAAGTTCATATGCAGAGCACAAAGCTTTAGGTGAATTGTACGATGGTCTAGAGGACCAATTAGATGCATACGCTGAGGCTTACCAAGGCGAGTATGGTATCGTTAAAGGGTACAAGAGTTTTAAAATTACAGAAGGTGGTGACATGGTTACTTATCTAAAAGGCAAAGCTACAGAGATTGAGAAATATCGTGGCATGCTTACTGAAGGATATCTTCAGCAGTTAGTTGACAATATGCTAGAGCTCATTAATACTACAATTTATAAATTGCGTTTTCTTTCATAATTCATTTTGCGTGAGGTTGTTAAATTAAAAAGGGGACTCTTGGTCCCCATTTTTATTCCTTAGCACTCTTTTCGATCGTCTTGACCATCTTCTTGGCCAGCGACTCAGCTTCCGATGGTAGTAAGTTCAAGCTACCCATTACTTGCATAGTAGCAGCTATCTTTAAGAACTTCTTATTTTCTTCTGTAAACTCTATCTCCTTGCCAGTATCGGTTACATAATAGTCTCCGACAGCCATGTCAATTGTAGTATAGATATCAGCAGCACGTCTACCTGTCGATGCAATTGGTTGCAATAACAACTCAGCCATTGCCCCAGCCATTGAGTCTGGCTTGCTTTCAAAAAGCTTAAACATATCCATCTTATCTTCCTGATCCATTTCTGGTTCCTCTTGCATCTTTGTTAGTAATGCATTGAATGCAGCAACAGTAGCAACGTCACCTACGTTTGGAGTCGGTGATAATAAGTCTGTTATGATTCTTGTTACCGCCAACTCAGAGTATCTCTTTAATCTTAATTTCTCATCTTCCTCATCTTCTTCGTATCCAAGGAACATATTAGCTAATGTAACTAGTCCATAGTTGATAGCTGTTTGCATCATTATATATGCAGGTAACTCAGCTAATGTCGCAACCATTGATCGGCCTGCAGCTTGCTTGTCTTCCGCAGTAGCCAACTTACTAGTTAACACCGTAATGTCAGTCTTCAATCTACTCTTAGCATTAAACAAGAAACTTGTGTATGGGAATACATAAGCCATAATAAGTTTAGTAGCCGGGTTCTTACTAGCAAAAGCTCTACCCATAGTAGATGGCATACTAGCATTTTGATTAAGAGACACCTCTCTGTTAGCATAAGCAAGAGCATCTTTGTCAATATTTTCTGTAGCCCAGTCTATATTATTATAAGGCTTGCCTTCTTTTTTAAGAGCGTGTATATAATAACCAAACCAAGAAGCACGAGCCAAAGGCACGTCACCTGCTGCCAAAGACTTCATTTGAAATCTACCTAGTTTATCAACAGTATCTAATACATCATTAACTGTCTGATATTTTGAATCACGGATTAATTTTTCAGCAGATTTAATGTCGGCTGTTGACTCCGCACCACGTAGATTAATCTCACTTCTATTTCTGCTAATAAAATCTTGGATGTCTGAATTAAAGAACATCGCATTAGCAACTTGCTTCATTGCATATGGATCATTAGATAAGTTAATTGCCGTGTTAATTGCTGCTGATGCAGACTGCTTAACAATTGCAGTAAGTGATCCTAGTGCACGATATGTAGATAAAGATTTAATTCTGTTTGTAAAGTTCTGTACAGCTTTCCAATCAGACTTATAACCAATCTTACCACGCTCGTTATTTATATAGAAGTTTACAATCTCCTTAAATAATTGCTGGTCCTTAATGTTATCAAATAACTTAATAAAGTCTTTTGAATTAACAAATGCACTATACTTCTGTACTGCCTCCGCTGTATTTGCGTCAACAAGTGCCTTTTCTAGTGCATTAAATGAACTAGCATCAAAGTCTAATCTAAGAATCTTCTCTACATTAGATGCATCTTTATTCTCAACGTCGTAGCCTGGTAAATTCTGGATACGTTTGTTCTCCATCATTGTGCCTGCAGGCTTCTTGTTTAATAAATCAAAAGGCAAGTCGACAGTCTCCTGAGCTTCAGCTACATTGACATCTTTCTCTACAATACTTCTAAACATGTCAGGAGTATATAGCTCGTCTTTGTTTAGTATCAAGTTGTATACCCCTTCTGCTACATCTTCAACAAAGTCAAAGTTTTGATCAAATTTATTTGAGATAAACTGTACAGCCTCCTCATTTATCTTATCAAACTTACCTTGCATCTCAGATGAAGTCTTTGCATTCTTGACTTTATTTAATTCTTTCTCCAATACTTTACCTTCTTCAATCAATTCTTTATTTCTTGATTGATACATTGCTTGCACGTTTTGTAAAAGAATTCTCTTGCGTCGATCAAACTCGTCTTGCTTTTGCTCTGGAGTTCCATCAACCGTACGAGATAAATAAGCATACACTAATCTCTCATATGTATTGTTGATGTTATTAAAACGCTTGCCGTTAGGCTTCTTATTTAAGAACTTAGCAATGTATTCATTCTCAGCCTCAATCCGCTTAAGCTTTCCTTCGGCAGCACCAGCCATGAATTCATCAAGTCCCATAAGCTTCATCATTTCGCCACCACGATTTCTACCTCTAAATAACCAAGTAAATAATCCTGGTATTGACTCAACTTCTTTAGCCCACTTGCGTGAACCCCACCAGCTACCACCTACTGCCCATCTAAAATCAGCAGCTTTCAACCCTTTATCAACAGCAATCTTAACATTTTCTTGTCCTTGGTACTTAGCCAAGATTGATCTCATGCCAAACTTTTTACCATTGATAACGTAGTTCATTAGTGCTTCTTGAGCACGGTAAGCAGATGGAATTGATAGTTTATCCAAGTCCATATTAGTGAACTCTTGTATCATCTTCTTATCTTCAGCACTAACCTCTATTTCCTCCCCTGTTAATGGATTTATACCTTCTGTAACAATTGTATTGGATATGTCAGATAAAGCTTCAAATACTGCCTTTAGGTTGGCACGCATTTCTTTTTCTTTTTCCTTGCTTATTTCTTGTGCTTTCTTTTGCTCAACACTTAAAATATAATCTTGGATTTCTTTTAATGGCATACCTGAAGGTAAAATACCACCATCAACAAGTGCCTTATATTGCTCTGCCAAGACATCATTTTTTGCATCTCTAGCTTCTTGCAATCTAAGTTCTGTGTATTCATTGATCATATCTTCTGATGCAATGCTACGCATAGGCTTACCAATAGAGTCATAAACCAAAGTTGCCATGTCCATATACTCTTCAATATTTGGCACAGAATTTGGCTTAATCTTACCAAAGTTTCTAGCCATCTTAGCTATGTTAGCTGGCAATGTATTAGACTTAGAAGCTTTTTTAATTGCTTTGCTAAGTTTATTGGCACGCTCTAATTGATCAGCATAGTTTGCCCGATTAATAATCTTTGCAATACGCTCTTCAACACGCTTACGGATTACAGGATTTAGGAGGTTACCTTTAAGTGCATTAACAATAGCCTTAAACTGTGAACCAGAAATCTTGTTATTAACCTTCATTGATCTGACGATATCAATGATATCTTTCTTTGCATCTTCTGATTCCTTTGTTCCTTCTTTGTATCCCTTCTTTCTTCCTGCTGTCTCCGCAGCATCAAGAGCCTTGAGTCTTTTGTTTATTTCTTTTGCTTCGTCAATAACAACAGTTGTCAATGTTGGCTCTTGGCCTAAGATCTTTTGTACAGTCGGAGCTTTCTTTTCTTTCTGCTTAAACATCTTACGAATCTCACGCACCATTGCCTCACGCTGGATGTCTGTTGCATCCTCATACACTTTTGATGTAGATAGATAACTAAGAGCATTTTCTAAAGTTTGATTGTAAGAAACGCCACGCTTAAATGACTTATCGACAATGCCTTCTACCTCACCCATCATTCGATCATAGCCAGGTAGTTCTTTAATGCCTACGTCTTCGCTACGAGCTCCTAACAAGTTGTCAAATACTTTGGTTATCTGAGGAGTTAACTCTATGTCGATGCTACTACCTTTGATATACTTATAGATATTCTTCAACCAATCACGCAGATTATCAAACACAGACTTCAAGGCTTTTGTTGGAGCCTTGCCATCTCTTAAGTATTTCTCAAATCCACGAGCCCATTTCTCTTCTGCAGCAATTGTCCATTGATTATCTCTAACGCCCGCCCATTCTTTTGCCGCCTCATAGTCTTTAGCAAAGTCTTCGTCTACACTTGACAGTTGCTCTAAGAATCTACGGCCCAAGTGGCCTGACATTTCGTGAGCCAATGTTGTGATGTCTGCACCATCGAACATGTACACAGATGCCTTATTATCATTCGAGAAGTCAACAGCACCTTTAATATTACCGCCTTCTTCTTGGAACGCAATAAGAGGGTTGTTGGCATCCTCAGGAGTAAGTTTAGTCTCAAGCCATTGCATGCCGTTGTCATCGGTAATAACCTCAGCATCGGGACGCATTTTTTTAAATATCTTATTAAGCTCCTTATACTTATTGACAACTGTTTTTTGTGCATCGCCTAGATTAGCTTCGTATAGATCAGGATCAGTAGTGTCATCATATTCATCTGGCTGATAAAAAGTCTCTACTTGGTTTCTTCTTTCTATAACGTAATATGTTTGATCACCATCTGAATATATTTCATCTCCCATAAATAAATCACCAACAGATAAATTATCAAAACTGCTTCTAATTGCATCTTCAATTTTTTCTTCTACATCTTTTAAAGATATAATTCCTGTCTCTGAATCATTAATAGCAGCTAATAATATATCTTGAGTGTCACTTGCTTGCCAATCTAAATTTTCAAAATCAAAATTCTCAATATCTGATTCTGTTATATTATTAACATCATTAAAATCTCTTCTTAAATAAGATAAAGTTTCATCTAAAAAATATTCTACTTCGCTGTTTACATAATCATAGTAGTCATATATCTGCACTTCATCTCTAGGTGCTACCATTATCCTAAGCCCATCTTGACCCACAACAACCATCTCAGTCCCACCATAATCAATGATGTCGCCTTGGTATAATCTGTCGCTATTCCCAGAAACAATTTCATACGGAGCTCCATTTTCTCCTGGCTTATTCACATAACCTTCAATTACAGCAAGTGTAAAAGGTGTAGGGAAACGTAAAGTCTCAGCTCCTTCTTGTGCAGCGTTACGGAATGACTCACGAAGTAATCTAAGCTCATGAACTTTCTGAGATGCCACAAATTGCTTAAGCATTGATACGCCCTTCTCAGAGTTCTTAATTTTTTCTATTTCGTTTTTAGTGTACTCGTTTCTGTATTGTTGAATTAATTCATATTTAGCTTCCGTATAAGTTTTATCTAAACTTTTATATCTATATCCAATAGTACGCAACGATTCTGGATCATTATTTAATAATTCCTCAATCTCTTTTTTGGTTTTTTCGCTGTTAAATGGCCGTTGCAATAACAAAGTACCACCAACTTCATTAAGTAAAAATTCATCCCAATCTTCGTTATCCATACTACCTCCATCAGCTCTCAATTGCTCATATACTGGAGATTCTATTAATTTATCGCCATTATCCTTGTATACATATGCTTTTGCCCAAGAATACTTTTCTTCACCTTTACCCCTATTTTCAATTTCTATTTTTACATTTAATGCCTTTTTTATTTCTTTTAAAACTTCAGGACGATGTTCTTTATTATATTTTTCATACGCATAATCTATTCCTTCTTCTCTATCTACCTGACTAGCATACAAATCATTTGGGTCGTTCTTTTGGAAGTAATCACTTTGAAGTTCAGCTAAGTAATATGGATTGCCTTCGTCATACCAAACACGTGTATGACCAAATAAGCCTACGTTCACGTCTCCTTGACGTGCCTGCTCATTTGTCATTTGCCATAAGTTACGTTGACTCACCCATCTTTCAACAGACTCCTTATTCCCTGCTGTACCAATATAGTTTGATAATTGATCTTGAGAAACATTATCAGGCATTGACTTATCAACAGCTACATATTGATCAGTTCCTGGGATTTGTTTTATTTCCCATTCAGTATTATCAAAATCGCTTATATTTTTTTTAATACCACTATATTTAAAGTCTCCTCTAAAGTGGCCATACTCACCATGATCTATTGGACTATTGTATATAATAGTATTTGCATCACCATATACACCATCATCTCCAAGATTGTCAGCACCATATGAAGCATAAGAAGAAGTTACAATCTTCTCAAGCTTCATTACTTGCATCTCTACGTCGCTCTTAAACTCGTCGTATGAAATCTTTTTAGCTTCCTTATATTTATCGTAGTCAAGAACAGTCTGCATTAAATCTTTCTCGATTTGCTTGCCTCTTGTTCTAGCTAAGTCTTTAACTGAATTAATAGATACCTCTTGACCCTCCATCTTCTTAAACTCAAGCAAGTCAAACACGCCTAACGAAACACGAGTAAGTGGACGTTGTGGTAGCTCTATGTTTTGGAACAATACGCCACCCTTCTCCATAATACTGTCTATGTCTCCTTGACTAACGTCATTAAAGAAGTTTTCATAGAAGTCATCACGGCCAGTTGTCTCTCTCCATACATTAGCCATGGCATCTGTTAGTGCCATTTGAGAATCTATCTCTCCTTGAGATATATCTTTCTTGCCAGTTATAGCTGACCTTAGGAGGCCGACATCTTTAAGGTTTTCGAGAGAGCTTTTGATTTCTTGCCTTTTACTAATAGCTTGTGCAGGCTGCTCAGTTGCTCCAGCTTCAGGTTGTGTCCCCTGCGTAGTTTCCTCGGCAGCGACATCGGCTCTAGGCTTTTTAGCTTGTATATTTTCATTTGGCTTTTGTTTATTAAATGCATCAGCAATTGCTTTTGCTTTCTTATTATATACCTTAACTACATCTTGAACGTCTTGCTGAGTAATGTTGCCAGCCTTACCTTTAGTAATCTTAACAATTTCTTCTACGTTATCAAATGAAGGATACACGCCATTGTCTGACAATACTTTTTCTACTGCCAAGAACTCAGGCGATACGTTCTTTTTGCGAGCCACACGTGGCTTCTGTTGAGCGTTCGGATCCTTAAGTAAAACAACACCTTCGCGAGACACATCTTGTCCTTTAACGCGAACTTTTGCCTCATACAATCCATCTGCATTCTTGCCACGAACGTCAACAACTGTGATATCATTGATGCCACCATATGAGTCGATTGCATCATACACATTACCCATACCGCTTGCTTCCCAGTCGATGTTATCAACTGACACCTCAGGCATTTCTGATTCGTTAAATTTAGTAGGAGTATTAACATCAAAGCTATACTCCACAGCTTTAACATCAGCAGCACGTTTAGCTAGAAGTGCTTCCACTTCCTTGGCATAGTTCTGCTGTGTCTGCAAGTCTTCAGGAGAAGACGCTTGCTCGCCTTTCTCAATTTTGCCAACCAAGTCCATCACCTTAGGCAAATCTTGCTTAGGTATACTGGCTGTAATGTCTACTACTTCTTGACCTTCTTTGGCAGCGACTTGAGGTTTTGCTTGGGATTCTCCTTCCGCCACTTGGACGCCAGCTCCGGCTTCTGGCTGAATAGGAACTTCACTTGTTGTTTGCTTTTGAATGGCATCTTTTTGTTCGTTTAATTTTGTAGCTCTGGATTTTAAATAATCTAACAATGATTGTTTTTCTTCATCGTTAAGATTTTCATTAGAAACAACAGCATCACGCTGTGTATAAATATCACTAATACCTTTATCGATGTTTACGATCTCTTTAAGTTGATCGTCTGACATAGACTTAACTTTATCAATGTTAGTATTGATAATATTCTTATTGACATCGTCTAATTCTTTTACTCTGCTATCGATAACAGCATTCACCTCAGGTGAATTGTCAGGACCTTTTTTGCTATTGAGGTCCATGATAGCTCTAGTGTTACGATCAATCTCATTCTTTTCAGATGGAGGCATAACTTTCTTGGCTAGGTATCCAATACCAGCACCAGTTGTTCTCATGCCGCCAGCAATACCAGCACCAGTTATAGCTGCATCGAGTGTTTCATTAGCAGTCTTTACCCAGTCAATCTCGTTGCCCTTTGTGATATCATTACTCACTGACTGAATCAATTGAGTTAATCCTTCACCGGCTGACTCCATTCCAACGTCTTTCAACACAGACTTAACAAATCCATCAGCTAATTCTTTAGCAACTTTTGGGACACCAATAGCACTTGCAACTGAACGGTTTAAAATACCCTTTGTAATTTTCTCAATATAATATTCGCTGACACCAGTAACACCAGCGTTAACTAATTGCCCCCAACCTAACTTGCCATCTGCTTCTTTTATATCTTTATTGTACTGCTCGCTACCAGCACTGATAGCCCCAAGTAATGGGTTTATCATGTACGGCAAGCTACCAGCAAAACCTCTAGGAATCTCAAGAAACAAATCAGTAGCTTTATCTACAGATGGTGCTTTAAAGAAATCCCCAAATCTTTCATTAATATATTTATCAGACTTATTTGTATTCTCAAGAAACTCATCGCTCTTTCTAATAAAATAATCTTGTACTTGGCTAGAAACAACTCCTGAGGGAACGCCCCCCTTTTGTGCAATATTTGACACGACTGCGTCAACTTCTTTTTTTGCTTGAACAGGTAGAGCATTATACTCATCGTCAATGCCAAGAAGTTTGGCAGTCATCATTAACCCTGCTTTGTTAGCAGCATTAGGCAAGCCAGCAATACCACTAGCAAGATTAGAAGCAGAAGACAAGAATCTGTTATTGATATCTTCGATTGCCCCAACTTTCTTAGGTGCAACAGCAGGCTTTGCTTCATTAGTTACAGGCCCACCATACCAGTTAGGGTTTAACACGTTAAACTTCTCAAGAGAAGGCACGTTCACCGCAGGTTGTTTGATAACTTCTGTTTTTACAGGAACTTTAACAAAGTCTTTCTCTCCTTTAAAGCCTTTGGATAATCTTTTGTACTCATTGATTGCATTGTCATAATATGCCTTAACGGTCATTTTATTTCCAGCATCTTTTCTTGGTACAGTATTTAGTGCACGCACATTACCATTTGCCGCTTGAGCAGCATGGCTAGGTGAGTACCAAGCAGCCATAGCATACTTGCCGTACTGCTTAACCAAGTCAGTCATGTGGCTCAACGCAGCCTCAAATTCCAATGAAGGGTTCTTGTTAAACTCTTTTAAGAATGAATTATAATTACCGAATTGGTTTTGAAATTCTTTGTTTCTATTGTATACGTCTCTCTTGGTTTCATCAGTCATCTGATATGTACCAGATGCCGTGTTACGCATACCGCCTGAAGCTTTTACGCTTGTCGTCTTGCCTAGTGTACCCTGCTCATTTTTAAAGATAGCCTTAAGCATTAGCTCTGGATTCAAAGCTAAGTCTTTATCTGATTTAAATACAGGTACTTTCTTAAAAGATGTAACTGTTTCTTTAACAGCTGGCACCTTTTGGATTGGATCAGGAATTAAAAGCTTGCCTTGGCTGCCAGTCACACTCACGTTTTGTGTGGGTGCTTGAACTGGTTTAGCGACAGGTGTTGGTGCAACTAATTGCTCAGGCTTTTTAGTTGAAGTAGATACCGATAAAGGTGCCATTGGACGTAATCCGGCAACCGATGAAGCAGCTGGTTTCTCCAAAACTGAAGGAGAAGCCATAGGCTTTTTTTTTTCAACTACAGGTGCCTTGAATTTTTTTATATCCTCGGATGATGGAATAGGTAAACCCGTTCCACCTGAAACCCCTACCGATGGCACTTTAGCTTTAAACTTTTTAATTTCTTCGGCTGAAGGTACTGGTAATTGAGGTATTTGATCTGACATCTTTTGCTATTTTACTGTATAACCTTGACTTTTTAAGAACGCAGCATACTCCTGCTCGTTAAGTCCACCTCTTTGCTGAGTGCTTAGTGACTTAATTTGGGATAAAGTTACAACATTTTCCTGTTGTTTCTCAGGTTCAGATGGTTGATTATATTGCATATAATCTTTTGTTACATCAAAATCAGATTTTGCATCAATAATATTTTCTTTACCAGTTAAGAATGCATAAACTTCGCCAGGAGAACTTAATCTAGCTAGTTCTTTTAAATCAGATGATTTTTTAGCACCTTTAGCCTTTCCATACACAACCACTTCACCTCCAACATTTGATACCGATAAATTAGTCCATCCTTTTAATCGGCCTGCTTCTTTTAATGGAGAGAATTCGGGAATTTGACCCATCTTTCCGGCTTCACCTGCAGTTCTAAAAGCATTATAAATTGCCTCAGCATTTTTAACAGCTTTTATTTTAGGAGCCATTTTTGCAGCGTCCTCTTGTTGTTTTTTGTAATCATAATATGCAAAAGGATCTCTTGGCTCCTCATCTTCCATCTTTTTAATACCAACACGTTGGTCAATTTGTTGAGCTGCAATTGCCTTTGCAGCCTTCTTTTGTGTGTCAGTTAAAATGGGCTGAGGGATACCATCAACCAATGATACTTGAATTAACTTTTCTTTGGGAACTCCACTTGCAATTAATTCTTGTCTTGATTCTTCATTTTTAAATCCTTTATATCCCGCAACAGATGATAAAAAACGTGCGGCATTTCTCGGAGTAGATGTTAATTCTGCAATCTTTGTTTGTTTAGCATTACCAAACGCTGGATTTAATGCAGGGCTAACTGTAGTAATACGTCCTTGCTCATCTTGAACTGTGCCAATACTTGCTACCCAATCAGTTAAATTCTTTTCATAATCTACAGGAGCATCAAGAAAAGGAGCAGGTTTTGTCAATGTAGCAGGATCAAACATACTATTAGTTGACTCAATCTTGCCATCTTTATTGTATAAAGTATATGCTGTTGTTCCGTCATCTAAAACAGTAAATTCACCATTATTAGGGCTAACAATATCTGCATAATAATCTGAATAAACATTTCCCATTGCAGAGTTTTTGCCCTCCAAGGTAGTTTTTTCAATAATACCAACATTATCGCTAATAGATTTCATAGCTTGATTGATGTTGTTAATGCTAGTCTTTGCATTTGATGTAACTAAACCAACTTGTTGCTTTGATCCAGTTTTCTTTGCATTATAAATAACCTTTTTATATTGATCGGCAAGAGGCACAACCTTACTATTAAACGTAGGACTTTTAGAATATTCAAAATCTTTTATAGTCTTTACGTTCTCATCAAAATATTTATCAAAAGATTCTTGCGTCTTTCTATCTTGTTCTCTTTTTGCTTGGTCAATAGCAATAATATTACTAACCAATCCGTCAGATATCTCTCCGTAGTTTATAGGGGGCGATGCAACATATCCTGCGTATTCTGCCATATTATTATTATTTTCCTGTTGTTACGTTACCATACATCCAATTGTATGGAGAATTTGGTGCTGACATCCAATCCATAGGAGTTAATACTTGAACACCGGATCCTGGAATACTTGATAAACTATTCCCCTTAATTTGATTTAATGCTGGGTTATTTATCTGAATATTTTGAGGTCTCATTGAAGTTATTTGAGCAGCAAATGCATTAGACGCTGGTTGTATATTAGAAGAAACCGGAACCTGACCTTTACCATTTAATTTTTCATTAATAATCATTGGCGGCTGAGGTGTATTAACATCCGTATAAGCTTTTAAAGAGGCAGCATTAGATAAAGCACTTAAGCCGCCTTGAATTGCCATATTCTGTTGTTGTCTCCCTTCTGCTGCAGCTGATTGAGCACCAGCTAATTTAGATTGGTTCATAGCAAACTCACGCTGCATACGACCTTGCTCAATTTGTTGAGCATTCTGTGCTAAAGCAGCGTCTCTTTGATACTGCATTTGGTCAGCTTGTGCAGCCAATTGCAAGTTTTGAGCTTGAGATTGTTGACCTAATCCTGTCAAGCCTCCAAGTACTCCAGCTGCACCTGATTCTTGTAATGCTCTCAAAGTACTAGCCTGTTGAGCTTGAATGTTTTGCTGTGCTAATTCAGCACCCAATGTTGGAACTTTTAGTGAAGCAAACTTATCTTGTTCTGAAATTCTTTTTGCGTCACTTGCTGCCTGAGCAGCAGCCTCATTAGCTGCCGATTCTGCTTGAGCACCTTTAAATCCCTGGTATGCTGAGATACCAAGTCCGGCTAAAGCGATTGCTGTTTCTACTCCCATGTTATAGTTTTTTAATCATTTCTACGCAATCTTCTTGCGTTTTAATATAACCACAAGCCTCGTATCTCTTAACTAAATTTTTATTAAATGAAGACACCCACATATATTTGTATCCTGCATTTTTACTAGCTTCGCTAATAGTATTTATAAGAGTTTCAATCGCTTGTTTTCTATCTTCTTCTCTATAATTAAAGTTGGACACTACAAATTCACAAAAGGCAATTCCAGAGTTTGTAAAGTATGCAAATCCTGCACAAATATCTACATAACCCTTTGACACCATAAATCCACCGGTACCATCTAATGGTAATGAATCTTTTGGCGGTGCTTGCCCCCCCCAATCTTTCCACCATCCAGCTATTGTATTATCATAGTCGCTGTCGTTAAGCAACCTAATATTAAATTTCATTTGCAAAGATAGTTATATTAAGAATATGATTTGAATACCTCAGATGAAGTCATGTACATTTCGGTATACTCTGTATCATTATTAGTAAACTGCACCTCAAGGTATGTTCCTCTTGTTGGAGTTGACTCAGCAACGCTGCTCTTAAGATAAAGAATAAAGCTGCCATTAATTGGAATTGCTCCTGTTCTATTAATAGTTATTGTATTATCTGTGTGAGCTGTTATAACACCGCAAAACTGAATATTAGCTCCATTTAACATATATAAACTATCGCCATCACTGACAATATCACCAATATTAAATGCAAATGTAAGTACGTTAGATGCGTAAGCTGTAACATTACCTACGCCTTGAGCTGAAATCATAGCCAAACTGTTATCATCAGGATTTCTTCTGATATAAGCGTACCATGTACCTTCTTTTAATGCATAGTAATCAGAATTAATATAGCCCTCACCTTGATCAGATAGCACAGCTGTTTCCCAGGCAGTAGTTGAGTTAGTAGCAATAGTTTTAAATTGCTTAGTTTGAGAAGGCTCGTTATTAAATATAGTAGTTATTGTAGATGGATATAAAACTCCATAATAACTATTACGTGTTTCATTACTATAATGCTTATACAAATTTCCTCCCTTAAATGTATAAAGAGAGTTATTCATTGTAACCATCCAATCCGGATAATAAGAATGGTACGAAGTCCATCCATTATCTTTCGGAGAATATGTAATTGTGTAGTTAGCCATATATTTACAAATTTACACATTATCATTTTAATAAAATATACTTTTCAAGTAACTCTTTGTCAAATAATTCTATATTGTTAAATATAAATTTATAATAATTATCGTAAATATTAAATAATTCGTTTCTGTGTATTAAAACAAGAGGCTTATCAGCCACATCTAAACTTTTCTTTTTGTGTTCTTCAAAATTATTAGGATTATTAATATCGCCACTTTGCTTATGTCCAGCTACTTCTATTGGATCAGACCAATTAAAGCAATAAGATGGAATGTATTTTTTATTATGCTCATCTATATGGCCTTCATCTCTTAGTTTAGTATACCAACTTAAACCTTCGTATCCAGTTAAGTCAGATCTAAATCCAATCTCTCTTATTCTATCCATCTTTACAATTACTGAAGCTTCCATAATATTCATAGCAAGCTCTAATTTATGAGACGTAGCAAAGAATGACTTCTCTGGCTTCCAAGCATCTGTTCCTAACTCTTCAATTCCTTCTACTGCTTGTTGCAAATGCCAAGGCAAATAAATATCATCGTCATCCGCCAACATAAAGTAATAACCTGTAGCATGTGTAATAGCATCTCTGCAAATATATCCTCTATTAGTATATGGTAAACCAGTTTGGTAATCAATACCATTGTTTACTATTATAACATCATCCCTTTCCTCAGCCAATACATAAGGATACTCTTCATCAGTATTAAATATAATTAACTCCTTGTTAGGATATGTCTGTGCATCAAACTGAGCTAATATTCTTTTTACGCATGTGAATCTTCTAAAGGTTGTGCATACAAAACTTACCTTATTCATATTAAGCAACTTTTTTTAGCTGTCTTTTGTATTTCATTCCAATAGTGCCAACTTGCTGTATTTTCTTTTATATTTAATGGTTTATTATACGGCAGGTCATTTGCATATTCGCCTTTATAAAATAATCCTTCTTTAGAAGAGACTACTCCAGCATTATGAAATATATTAAACTTAAACCAATCAGACTCTTGAGTAGTAGCCCAACAAAATTGAAAATCATCTTCGCAGTGTGTTTTGTATCCTCTCTTCCATCCTTCCCAAAGAACAGCCCACATATCCGCACACCATATTTGTAACTCATGATGCTTAGGGTCTTGTATCTTTTTTTGATTATTTAAATTGGTTATATCAACAAATAATTTTTCTGAAATGTGTTCTACGTTATTCCAAAAATCATATGTTAATCCCTTCATTAGGTATTGAGCACCAATAGAATTCAATTCATTCTCTTTAACAATCGATTTATTGATATTAGCAATTTCACACATTGCATCTAATACATCTTCACCTTTTGATATAATATAATCATGTCCAATATACCAACGTGTATCAGATCCATACCACTCATTATCTTCAACGTAATTGTAAATCCAATTTATTGGACGAGTAAATACAATATCGCAATCATGATAAAAAATTGCTTCTTGCTCTAACTCAGGATGAGCAGTCCAATGTTGCTTCAATATATTGGGCCTGATTGATGAAATATACCCTTTAGTTTCACGGGTATCTTCATAAAAGAAAAATCTTGCAGGATATCTGTTAGCAAGTTTAGACCAGTCTTCTGGAACTGTTGAGTCTTCCTTACAGCAGACAACATCAACATTGTTGAGATTGATTCCCATCTCAGCAAAATTGTTAAGCATAGTCTCAACCTGCCACGTGTAATACTTTATGGCAGGTTGGGCAGATACAAATCTTAGATTCATTTTATTTTATTTTATTTTTTAGCAACTTCCTCCTTGAGTCCAAGAACCATTTCCTATACCAAAGGTATCAACTTGGGCACATACAGATCCTCCTGAACCATCTGATACAAAATCACTACCAGGACTACCATCGCAATTTGTCCAACTTAAATCGCAAGGTGCTCCAAAGCCATTATCACAAACCCAATTATAAGTATAACATGCAGCAGGAGGAACGGTAGTAGTAGTAGTAGTAGGTGCAGCTGTGGTTGTTGTTGGTGCTACATATCCACAACTTGGCGAATTAAACTCTATTGGTGAATTGTAAGTACCACAACTTCCGTTAGCATATACTCCAATCAAATCAAATCCTGAGCAGAATGTAGATAATAAAGTACCACTTGGAGTACAAGTTGTTGTAGTTGTTGGTGGCACATATCCACAACTTGGAGAATTGTATTCTATAATCGAATCAAAAGTTCCACAAGAACCATTTGCATAAACTCCAACCAAGTTAACACCTGAACAATAAGTTGATAACAATGTACCATTTGGCGTACAAGTAGTAGTTGTTGTAGGAGTTACATATCCACAGCTAGGTGAGTTAAACTGAATAACTGAGTTATAAGTACCACAAGAACCATTAGCATAAACCCCAATCAAATCAAACCCTGAACAGAACGTAGATAATAAAGTACCATTTGGAGTACAAGTTGTAGTCGTAGTAGTAGGAGCTAATGTCGTTGTAGTAGTCGTAGGAGTTATACAAGATATAGATATACCAGGTGTACTTGTCCCATTACCAACACTATCTCTAGCCGCAACAGTATACGTTCCGTTTCCTAAGCCCGTCAATTGATTAGTTGCAGGATAGTTAAACCATGTCCCAGGAGTAGGCTGAATACTGTATTGGTATCCTGTTCCTGTACCGCCTGATATACTATTAATAGTTATAACTCCAGTTCCTTCTCCGCCAGCACAAGAAGTCGAATAAGTAAACGACATTGGAGGCAGAGTAGTAGTAGTTGTGGTCGTTGTAGTTGCAGGACACCCTGTTAATCCAGTACCTGTCATTTCAATTTGAGAGCCGCCTGGATTAGTAGTTAACTCTTGTGCAACCACAAAGAATGCCCCACCAAAAGTCAATCGGTCATTTATTGCAAATGTTCCAATTGTACGCTGTGTTGTATATACTGTAGACCCGTCAGCACAAGAAGTAGTTCTATACCAAACAGGAGCTAAGGTAGTCGTAGTAGTTGTAGTTGTAGTAGCAGGTACACAACTGGCACACGACAATGATTGACTTACAACATTAACTGCCAAGTAATCAGGTGTGGCAGCAGAGTCAGCATTTAACACTTCATAACAAATATTGCCCGGGAATGCAGGAACACCTGTCTTCTCAAGAACCAATGCAAATCCTACAGGATAACTTAGTCCGCTAGACAATGTAATGAAATAGTTTGTACCACCTCCACAAGGTGCAACTTCCAATACGTAAGGTGCATGAGTAGTAGTTGTGGTAGTAGTAGTTGTTGCGGGACAACTAGTTAACCCTGTTAAAGTAATTGGTATTTGAGATCCACCAGGATTTGCATATAATTCAGAAACAATAGTAAAGTAAGCTCCACCAAATTCAACAATTTGTCCAACTGAAAATGAGCCTAAAGTATATTGTTGTGAATTAACAGTATCTCCATTAGAACATGCGGTCATTTGATACCAAACTGGCGGTAACGTAGTTGTAGTTGTAGTGGTTGTAGTCGGTGGAACACAACTTGCACAAGATAATGATTCGCCAACTACATTTACAGCTAAATAATCAGGTGTAGTAGGAGAGTCAGCATTTAACACTTCATAACAAATATTACCTGGGAAAGCAGGCACACCTGTCTTTTGTAATACCAAAGCAAATCCAACAGGATAACTTAACCCACTAGCAAGTGTAATAAAGTAATTAGTCCCACCTCCACAAGGAGCAACTTCTAACACATACGGTGCATGTGTGGTTGTTGTAGTTGTTGTAGTAGGAGGAGGACAACTTGTAAATACTGTTGATGTGATTGGTATTAACGGACCACCTGGATTAGAAAATAATTGTAAATCAACTGTAAAATAAGCTCCACCAAATTCAACAATATCTCCAATTGAGAATGAATCTACAGGATAGCTAATGGAGTTAACTATATCTCCATTAATACAAGATATTAATCTATACCATACAGGTATCTGTGTAGTAGTCGTTGTAGTTGTAGTTGGTCCACCAGTGGTGGTTGTAGTTGTAGTGGTAGGTCCAGATGTGGTTGTAGTTGTAGTGGTAGTTACTCCACTAGCCTGATTAAATATAATATTTCTTGTTCCACCACATCCTTGAACTGTAACTGTTAGGTTACGAATGTTACCTGTATTAGCAGTGGCACTATAATAAATTAATGTCGTATCATTACCATATAATGTACTTAATGTTAACCAATCATTAGTAGGCACTGTGATATACCATTCATTATTTGAATCTACCGTAAATGCATATACATTTGTTTTTGCTTCTTTAGCAAAATCAACATCTTGCTCATTCACATCAAATACACAATAGTTTACAGAAACATCATTGTTAGATAAAACATAATGCTCAAAGTATGGATCAAATATTCCAAGTTTTTGAGTATTATTATCCAAGTTTGCTTTAAACCAGTTCTTCATACCATCAGATGATATCTCAAACAATCCGTTCTCAGCAAGTTTTAAGACTGCTGCTCTTCTAGTATCAGTAAAGAATAAATCATTACCCCATATAGCAAAGCTCTCAGGATTATTACTAATCCCATATTCACCTAAGTAGGCAATCTGCGTACCAAGTACTTCAGGAATAGAAGCAATTGTACCTCCTCCTGTAGAATCGCTTAATAAGTTTTTACCATATAATACCTTAGATATTTTATTCTCTTGGAATACAACTAAGTCAGTATCTCTTGCATATAACTTTTGAATAGATCCAAAGAATCTATCTAAGTATTTAAAGTTACCAAGTGATAAGTTAAACTCATTGAGTCTATTTAATGCAGTTGTTTGTTGGTAAACACCACTATATGTTAAAGCTTGAACAAGAGTTTGCTGTTCATATCCTTCGATAGTAGAGTTAGCTCTAGGGCTAAACTCCATTGTAGCTGCGTTATAGTCGTCTCTAATTCTATAGCTTTCGACATTATTACCCCATGCAAAAGCATTGAAGTTTGAATTCTGTGTAAATGTATTTAAATCAACAATAGCAGACTGTCCTGTTACTGGAGGTATTACATCAGGATCAGGTAATATTTGATTTTGATAATTACCTGTATGAACTCCATCTATAATAGCAAAAGTATCCGATAGCTCGTAATAAACATCTTGATTAAAATCAACAGGAACAGTTTCAAACACAGTTGAAATTGATTGTTGAACTACATTTAAAGAAGCAAAGAAATAATCTGGTGCTGTAGTATTAAAATCAGGTCCAATAAACATTGCCATTGGATAAACTAAACTATCACCAGATATTGAACCACCTTGAGTACCTGTCTGAGAAGAAGTATTTACTGGAAGATTTTGTATTCTTCTAAAGTTTACATCCTTACTACCATTATCTAAAATGCTAAAATTGATATATGCATTATCCTCAATAAACCATTCTTCAATATTTGCGTAATAAGCACTAGATATAAATTGTTTTTCTAATTTAGTTCCTGTTGAGCCATATTGAACTGCAAATTTTAAAATAGCTCCAGGGTAAACAGGACGAACACTACTAGTCAAAGAACTAAGAGTCCAACTTTGTGTAGTAACATATACAGCAGCCCAAGTAGATGTGCTAAGTATTGCTATTCCACCAAATATATTAATTGGTCCTGTAAATGTGCCAAATGAAGCACGACAATTAACTACCCAATAGTCACCTGTAGTGTGTCCTGTACTTGTATCAAATCTAACCGTACAAGATATTGTTACTGTATAATTACCATATATTGTCAAAGATTCGACTGGACCCGTATATGTCAATACAGCATCAACTCCAGCAACAATATTTATCCCCGAAGCAACTAATTTCTTTCCACTACCGCCAAACATAACGTAGTATCTGTATGTATCCGGAGTTCCAGATCCATTTATCTCTACATAAAATCTTGCATCTACATTTGGTTTACCTGAAGGAATTGTTGTAGAATAAATATTCCCATTTGATGTCTCTAAGTTATTTAGACCTACACCGTAAAATATTGTTTCTTCGGCTACCTGAAAATCACCTGTTACTGGATCTGTTGATCCTGTTCTAGAGCCATATCCATAATAAGTAAATACATCTGGCAATACACTGCTTGATATCTTTACTTTAAAATATACGCCAGCAGGTTGTATATTATCATTATCTAAAAAGTTAGCCGACTTACTTTCAATATCTAATATTTTAAATTGAACATCTTTTGATACATTAGATGAATTCTTTAAATAAACATAAGAACCAACTGATATCTTATCTACATCAGCTTGGTTAATTAGGAACCATTTAAATTGACCTTCTGTAAAATAAGTCAATGGAAATACGTTATAGTAATCCTGCTTATTTTGTTTTATATAAAAACGATAATATGTAGCAAAACAAGGTGGCTCAAAATTCTTGTCTATTGTAACACGAATGTTATTAGCTACATTGGCATTTTCTGCTGGAATAAAAATGGTATTTGTAAGATCAGTAGTATTATCGCCTTCAGGTATAACGACTGTCGTACTTCTTCCATAATCATCTAGATACACTAAACCAATTTCGTAATCTCTATTACTCTTAAATGTAGGCTTTGGAATATTATCTGATATAATTTCATCAGTTAATGATAAATTAAACACAGGATTTATTGGCTCACCAATACAATTGACCAAATTAAAAAACTGTGTATAGTTACCATAAATTAAACGGCTACCAATTAATTCTTGTGACTTAGCTTTTAATGGCACATTATCAAAAAGTCTATTTACTTGATCTGCATCAAGTATTGAATAAACTTTATTGTTTTTAAATTGATATGTTTGAGATTGAGAAGAAGATAAAGTTCTTGTTTGAATATTATCTATAATATATGCATTTAGACTTCTTGTGTCTTTATAAACGAGCTGAACTTCAATAACATTATCGCCACCTCTGTCATAAGTCAAAGTAACTGTATTAAAATAATTTGTCATGGATATGTTCTCAGACACACCATAGTCATAAGCAAATTGCTTTGGAAAAAAAGCTACCGGAGAAAATGGAGACAAAGCACTATACTCATTATCAATATATTTATAGCGATACGCAAAGTAAAGAAATTTATCTTCTAAATTGTTCGAATCTCCTGTATTGGATAATTCAATAGCTGGGGCATCTAATGGTGGTGCTAGAATAACACTGATGTCATCTTCAGTAAAATTATCAACACCATAGTTTTTTGCACGCTCAATATTAATTCTTCTTGGAGGATTATAGTTATCCGTCCAGAATAATAAACCATTGATATAATTAATACCTGTTACGTAAAACGTCTTATTGAAATTCAACAATGACGGTGTAGTAGGTGTAGCTTTTGTGGCTTTTAATACAATTGTAGTTAAATCTAATGCCTCATTGTATTCATAAATAGCATCTGCATTATCTGCAGCAACTAACCAATAAATAAGGTTGGAAGCGTCATAGGCTAATGACCCAATGCATTTTGCATTAGTCAAACCTAATGCCGAGTTCATTAAGGTATTTCCTAGATAGTTTTGTGCAGCACCATTGTTAGATCCTTCGATAGCAACGTATTGCCCATCAGAGTCTCCAACGATAATATTTAATGCATCACGATATTGTCCATCGGGTAAAAAGTGAGGATCTAAATCCTTGTTCATTATACCCTGTAGGAAGTTCCTTTGTAACTCAGCCATTTATTTTATCCACTTAGATTGACCTCTCATATTCATTAACAATCGGCCAGGATGTAAATTACTTAATCTGATTTTAGCGTTTCTCCAATTAGAAACCTTTTCTTTACGTGCTCTATTAATAACGTACTCAGGCTGATTTGCCTTTGTATTTAAAATTGCCCATTTAATATAAGAATAAATAAACTCTTCTGCCAATTTTGGCACAGGAATTTCCTCATCTGTTAAGCCATATAAGCCGTCAGAGATATATTCAACTACAACTGACTGACGATGAACGCCTGTGCTAAAGTTAATTACACCTTCTACTTTATTAATTGTAAAAGTAGGATTAGCTGTAGCAGCCTCTGTGTTTAAGCCATAATACTGACCACCTGGGTAATTAAAATACCACAAGCCATCCAAGTACCATCCCCACTGATCGTTCTGCTCACAGTAGCATTGGTTCAAGCCAATAAGACGAGACTCGTCTAACTTAGATGTACCAATTAGAGCATTTCCATCCTCATCAAAAAGAATGTTATAGTATTGGTCTTGCAAGAATTCTGTAGCAGAGTTAGCTTGCAAATTCTCATGCATAGGGTAAAGTACGCCTCCGCAAAATAGTGAGATACGAACCCAGTTAACATAGTCTGGAGGCAAGACAAATTTTAAATTGTCACCTACCTCTAGTTGCAAAACATTTACTTGACGATTGCCGTCGTATTGCAATTCTTGAATTGCACGCTTTGCATGAAATAAAATCTTGTAACGGCTGATATTATTCAATAAATCGCCATCATCCATATACATTAATTGGAAGTTATTAACAACCTCCTTTAATGTTACATTCTGATATGTTCCCCAATTTGCATCCGTAGGTGTAACCCCGTCATTGGTGTAATATTGTTCTTGATTCATTATTGTGCCATTTGATCCATGTAAACTTCTTGCTGTTTAGAGTTTGCAACAACTTCCTGTTCTCTGATACTTGTACCAGCGTATTCGCAAATCTTAATAACAAGTTTAGGAAAATCTGAATCTGTTAATTCAAAATCTTGATAGTCATTAGCCGACTGATTAAACAATGGGCTACCGTTAACTAATGTATATGTCCATTTTGGATCATATGGATATCGAACATAATATGTCTCAACACCACTAATAATACTTAATGGATAAACGGTCATACTGTCCCCTTGCATAACATATGCAGGGTACAATTCGTTAGGTGCCGTTAAGTTAGATTGTAGCAATTTATAAACATTTCTTTGGTCTACGTGCTCAATCTCTTTTTGGTTATAATACAATGCATTAAGCAAGAACCATCCACTAGGCATAGCAAATGTTTGCGTTCCTGAGTCGTAAGTCAATGGCACATTTTTAGAAAAATAGTCAATGGTTTGGTCCATCTGTTTAGTTATGTCAGAGTAACCAGATGATTCCATTCCTTTAAAATCCTCTAGTTTAGAGTTCTTAAAGTCCACGAAGTATTGATTGAAGATTTCCAACTGAGCTTGCTTTGCAAACGAGTTGAATTCCTCAGGAGTTATATATCCATTATTATCCTTGTTAAGAATGGACATCACGGTGTTTCGGATAGAATTTATCATGATGACAAAGATATAAAAAAAGGAGGACTTTTGTCCTCCCTTAGTGTTACTTGAATTTCTTCTCGATCATTTTATACAATTCGAGACCATCATCACTTTGTAAATAAGCCATCAGTAATTTAACGTGATCCTCACCAAATGGGATACCCATTAGCTTTTTCTTATTCTCATTTAAATTAAAGTAGATATCTCTCTTATTGTTCTTTAATACAAATAAGCCTTCTTGAAAAGATTTAGATGCGATGTTACGTAAACGCAACTCCGGATCATCTAACATGTCTAAGAATTCTTTTGGATTGTTACGAGCATACATTAAGATATCACGGTTCAATTCTTCGCTAGATAATTTATCAACACGAGCACCTAATAGGATACGGCCGATAGCTTCTTTAGTAGCTAAGTCTAAGTTACGAGCTGCAATCTGTGAATCTAATTGGATGTTCATCCAGTCAATCTGTGCAGATGCATCTCTCTTAGTATCTACCTCTTCGTAAATCACGCCATTTTCTGGGTGAAGTGCTAAGAACTTTTGTAATACTTGATTATTTTTTGGTACAGTTAGTAACCCGTCTTCAAAGACAATTGGTTCTAAGATAGCGTGGCCATCTTGCTCATCTTCAAATGGGGACTTCTGATTTGTTGCGTAACGCAATGGGCGATTCTGTCCTGTCTCTTCATCGAACCACAATAATGGTTTACGAGAAGTGTTTTTTGATGACAACATCAAAGACATTGGGAATGATTTTCTTTTAAGGACATAGACCTTGTCCTCGATTGTTAATTTTGACATTTGATTATAATTTAAATTTTAAAAATAAATAAGGGGAGGATTTCTCCTCCCCAATATTTTACTATGCTTCGAACAAGAAGAAGTTGTTCGCACCAAGTGTACATAATGCACGCTCAGATAAGAAGTTAACCTCCATTGCATCTAGGTCGCTAGTTTGAGCACCACCAGCAGAACCTGTGATCCAAGTCTTGTAACGACGATCTTCGGTCTCAGAAGCACGGTAACGAACGTGTAAGAACGGACGTTTAGCGTTTTTACCTAAGATTTGATCGTAAACTGTAGTAGAACCTGCAGGTACCAAGATACCGTTGATAGCTCCACCTACGATTCCACCACGAAGAGTTGCATCGTTCAAGTATTTCCAGTCAGTCTTGTAGAAGTCATAACCACGCTTGAAGCCTTTGAAACCTAAGTTCAAAGCCATGTTCTCATCGTTGTCGAACAAACCGTAAGAAGTACCGTTAGCACCGTAAGAGTTTTGAGAAGCCAACATATCATCGATATCGAATGAGAATTGACGGTTCAAGAAAATTACGTTCTCTTGGATAGCTCCTTGCTTGTCAAGACGTTGAATGATTGAATCGAAGTCTGACAAAGTAGATGGGTTACCACCTGACCATACGTTACCACGAGTAGCAACTGCATCAAATAAACCTTCAGTACCAGCAGCACCAGGTTGTACTTGAGAAGCAGCAACTGTCAAGTAAGTCAAAGCACCTGAACCAGCTTCTGCAGGAACACCCTCAACCATTGACATCTCTAAGTAATCTTCGAAACGTAAACGAGTCTCGTGCTCAGATTTGATGTACCATAAGTATCCAGTAGCACCATTCTCAGAAGTTACTTCAACCCATCCGATTTGAGCCATGTCAGAACCAGATACAGTGTACTTGTCCTTGATGATGATAGGCTTGTTCTCGAAGAATACATCTTCAGATTCCAAAGAACCAATCATACCAGTAGAACCCTTAGTGAATTCAGAACCGTAAACGAAAGCAGTAGAAGCAGCAGCAGCAGCGATAGCTTGACCATCAGCTGAGTAGTAAGCTACATCGAAAGTGTTGTTAGCAGCATCAACTGCAGTAATAACCGCACGATCAGAAGCAGCCCCAGCGTTAGCTGATAAGAATACAGTTTGGTTAACACGGAAGTTAACTGTCACGTTAGCATCATTAACAGTCCAAGTAGCAGTGTTGTCTCCAACAACGCCATCAGTAGTCACGTTAGTGTACTTAGTGTGTAAACGTCCTTGCTCTGCCCATTTGATTAAGTCAGAGTTAGACGGCATCTCAGCTCCTACTAAACGTAAGAAAGATGCAATAGAGCGATTACCATAACGCTCGAATTCCTTCTCGTAAGTATCTGGAAGATACTGATTCATGAAGTCGAAGTTAGTAATGTAGTTTGTAGGCAATGTAGCTTTTACCGCTGACGGTTGTAAAGCAAAGCCTGGGGTACTTTGAACTGATCCAGCCATTTTTTAATTTGTTTTTGTTTTTAAAGTTTTCTAATTTTTAATCTATTGCCGTGATCACTATCCAATGATGTTACTTTAAATCCTCCTTTGTCAATTGGCTGTCCTGTTGTACGAACGCTACCCATGTCAATATTCTTGCTCTGCCTTGCAGAATCATCTATTGCATCAGATTTGCCTTGTTCGTAAAAGAACTTTGCAAAAGAGTCAGGGTTCATTGCAACCGCCATTGTCTTATGATACGACTTAGCATCTTTAATATATCCGTTATCATCAACAAAGTTGCCGAAGAATTTAGATATGTCCATCTGCTTGTTTTTTAAGTCTTCTGTATTACTAGGTTTCCAAGACAAATCTTTATCACCAATTCCGAACTTGAAACCTTCAAATTCATTGCTGAACAATTCATTAGTCTTCTGAACAAAGTATTCAGATTTCTTAACCTGGTCCTGCTGTTGAGCAGTAGCCTGGTTCACATATTGCTTATAAGACTCCAAAGCTTGCTGATCTTCTTGAGAGATAGACGATGTGCCAATCGACTCGAGTGGCGTTCTATACTTCTCCTTCTGTTCATCAAAATACTTCGATGCCTTAGTTAGCTCTTTTTTAAATGCAAGTTTTTTCTTCTTGATATCACGCTCGTCATCCAAATCTTCATCATAGCCAAATTTATCAGCCATTTCATACTGGATATCCTCGTCGTCCAACTCAGGGTTAATCTCCTTTAAATACGTAGCTAATAAACGCTCCGGATTCTCAGTTGAGAAATCTTTGTTAATACGATAGAAGTCTTCTAGCCCACGACCTGTTTCTTTCTTGAACTTTAAAAAAGCTGATACATCTTCAGGTAATAATTCCTGTTGTGCTTCAGCTGGTTTAAATAAGTCGTCAATAGAATTGACTTCTTTATTATACTTGCTTCTAATATATGAAAGAACGTCTTCGTCATCAAATGATGGCGATGGTGGATTTGATTGCTCATCTCCATTAAAACCTCCTGCTGTGTCGGGTTCAGCAGGGATTTCTACTTTTAAAGTTTCTTGCTCCTCAATTTGAGGAATGCCTGTTTTTTCTTCGTGTACTTTAAGTAGAGTTTCTTCTACTTCTTGGACAGACTTCTCTTCAAAGTCTACCAGTTTTACTTGAAAATTTTCCATTATTATTTAATTTAATTTGCACAAAAGTAATAAATAAATTTATCTTGGATTGAACTGCTCTAAATCGAACCCATCCAACGAATCTTCATCAGACTCAAAGTTCATAGCAGGTAGGTCTTTTTGACGTTGCTCAATCAACTTTGATTGCTGTGTAGCTTGTAATTTTGTTCTATTGTCCTTGGCCTTTTCTTTGTCCATGTCAATATTCTTAATCTGTTCTACCTCCATGCCTTTTAGTTGCATATTGTAGTTAAACTCCACACTCATAAGTTGCTCTTTGATTTGAGCCTCGGCTTGCATGCGTTGAATATCAAACTGCATTTGTGATTGAGCAATTTGAGTTTTAGCTTGAGCTTCTGCTTGAACCTTCTGTAATGCCGCTTGAGCAGATGCTTGAGAAGATTGGATATTGCCTTGAGTTTGCATCTGAATCTTAGCTTGCTCTTGCTCCATGTCTTGCTTCTGCTTCTGCTTACGCTTAAACTTAAGCAACTCATTGGCAAGTTTAAGGTTCTTCATCTGACGGATATCAATAGCATCTTCTAGGCTAATCTGATCACGTTGTAACGCCATCTGAATGTTAGCTTCGAGCTGTGCTTTCTGATCCTCATCTGGAGACACTTCAATAAACACACCAAAGTCATACATGTATAGGTCTTTGATTTCATCAAGAATACCTACAGCATACTTTCCGATCTGCATTGTAAACTGCTCTTTGAAATCAGAATATTCTAAGATGTCAGCAACGCGGCATGACAACGCCTCAGATAAACGACGAGTAATAAATAAACTTCCTTCTAAGATATGGCGGGTAGCTGTATTAGAGTTTAATGCAGCAAGTTTCTGTACGCCAACTAATGCATCAGGGTTTGGAGACGAAGCATCTCTTGCTTCATTCAATCCTGTTACATCTCTAATCATAGATAGATACTGATTGTACGCATTAATCAATGCAGTAATCTTACCTTGTCCACTATTCGTATTAAGTTCTTGGATTGGTATCTTGCCATGGTTAAAGTCGCCATCAATAGTTGAACTACGACCAATAACACTACCAGTTTGGAAATACAATCTTAATGCATCCTCTGGATTGTATGCTGCTCCTGTACCCAAGTCAACCTCATTGATACCATCAGCATCAATGTACACACCATCTGGCACAACACGCTGTAATACTTGTTGTAGCTTTAAGTGAGTTAATTGAATTAAGTCAGCAAAAGGAATCATACGACGAGTCAATGACTCGATAACTCCTTTGTACATACGTGGAGCAACAGCAATGTACTGAGGCAACGCATACTGAGATGCAGACTTAGGACGAACCATGTTCTTAGCAAGTTCCCATTTCAATAGGTAACTTGAGCCCATAACCATAACGCCTTCGTACCAAACATCGATACGCTTCTCAATACGTTCGAAACGCTCCTCCATTCCTTCTGGAACTTGGAAGCTCTCGTCTTTCTCAATTACTCTTGATCCTCCGTTGTCCGTGTATTTCTTTTTGTATACATACGTTTTATCAGTCTTATAATTGAAATACAACAAAGTAACAACGTCTCTGTTAAATAAGTCGCTACGATAAGGGCGAAGTACCCCATAATAATTATACCAAGCTGTACCAAGTTGCTGAATTTCTGCAAGTTCTTCATTAGTAATGTTCGGTTTGATTTTAATAAGTTCAGTAATAGGTACTTGCTTAACTTCGCCAAAATAGAAACAGTCGTCAAAAGTTGGTGACTCCGTGTAACTATATACCATATTTGCAGGGTCCACATATTCTACTCTTACGCCAGTTCCAGGTACAAATGAATGCTTAACCATACCGATACCAATTGTAGTGATATCGTAATCAACTCTCTTCCTAACATCATTGTAGTGGTTTGAATCTAAGATAGTATTAATAGCCACCTCTTCGGCAATCTCAATAGCAGGCTTATATTTAAGCTGCATGTATAGGCTTAATTCTTCTTCACTTGCAGGTAATTCATCAGGGTTAACATCAAATGTATCTACACCAAACTGCTCTTTAATTTGCATAAGAACATCCTTGGCAAGCATATTTGATTCAACCATTTCTTGATGCTTACTTCTTTTCTCAATAGACATTGCATCTTGTGCATATGCCTTAACCTCAAAAAGACGGTCATTCATCCCGTTAACAACGATATCAACAAACTTAGGGATGATAGGAACAGGAGTCCAGTCTAGGTTGATATGTGACATATCACCATCTACTTGGAATTGTTCTTTGTATTTACTTATCGGTTGCTCTCCACGAGAATATAATCTAATGCGATGAAAGTCAATCCATTGAGAATAGTAGCGACAGTTATTACCTGTCTTGGCAAACCATTCCCACATGATACTCTGTCCTACTTTTAATCCGAATTCTTTTGATGCTTTTTCTGCATCCGTCGCCAGTTGCGTTGGAAAGCTAGAAGGATTAATCATTATTAAAGGGTCGTTCATATTATTTTCAGTCTACTCGCTGAACCGCTGTTATCGTATCTTGCAAATTTAATGCTTATTTTTGACTCTTTTTTCTCAGGCATATAAATATGCTTTTGGTTTGCCATAATCGCTAAACCGGAACTGATAGAAGCATCAAACTTTGTTCTATCGTTTACATTGAATTTAGACCAATCTAAAAGAGTTCTGTTGAATGGCATGTTACCAATCTCATCTGGATTTCGGTAAGTAGCTTCTAAATCATACCCTACATATTTCTCAATGTAAGTACCGATACCTGCAGCGTGTGCTTGCTTCATATCTTCGCTAGATGATGGTATGCCACCAATCTCAATCTCAGTAAAAGACAACTTAGCCTTATGCTTGTCGGGTCTGTTCATTGAGAATCCACGGTAGCCCCTGTTCTTAAAGTGATACAGTAGACGGGCTTTATTATTCTCTGCAAGTATTGGCATGCCATAGAATACGCAAGCCATTAGGACCTCTTCAAAGAATATCTCTGCCGTCTGTGGACGAGCAACGTACTCTAGGAAGAACGCATTTGACGGAGCATTCGCCATATTAAACTTAGTAAGACCATGAAGAGCACCGTTCGAACCACCAAATGTAGCACCCGAAATATCATAAGGGTCACATCCAAACGCACCAACGTGTTCATTAATAGGGTATTTGATTCCATTTTTTGTTATATAGTTATTACGCATTGCAATATCTGGAATCCAGGACACGATGAACCGACCGTTCTTGTCGGGTGTCCAAATAACCTCTGTGTCCTTCTCACCATTTTTCCAGTGAAAGAACCCTCTCGTTAGTACACGATCAGCTATCATGCCGTCGTTGTAATCTATCTGCTGATAGATTTTGGTTAAGTTATAGATAGATGACTTAGTCTCATCACGGAAAGCGTGCGACTCAGTACGTGGGAACTGACGATAGAATTCATTGAGTGCATCCGGGTTTGATTTTAAGGATGACACCTCATTGTTCCAATACTCGATAACGCCTTGGGTAATCCAAGTTCCCTCAGCCGACTTAATTGGTTTCTCAGGAGTCTCTAATACAGCGTGGCCAAATTCATCAATATATCCCTCAAAATTATACTCCATCGGGATAAAAAGAGCATACAAGCCTGAAAGCGTTTGCCCGTTTTTATTGCGTTTCCTAACATCAGAATCTTCATATAATCTTTTATAATTTTCTCCACCTTTATCAAGTGCGTTGGATGTTGATCCCATCATACACTTACCAATAATCCTTGCACCTAAGCGGAGGCAAGTCTTACGAATACGCCAACCATTTTCAATGTTCATTGGCTTCTCTAACTTTGCAGCCTCGTCCTCAATCAAGAATCGAAGCTTCTCACCATCGTACGAGTTGTCTGCTGTGTTACGCCAGTCAATGGATGTATCTAATCCGTCTATCTCTTCATCTTGCTCTTGGTCCATGTTCTTACGTGTAATCTTAGAAGCAGGGACACGGAACGCAAGTTCGGTCTTTGGCGTGGTCATACCATCACGCACGGGCTGAAAGAAGAATGGATAGTTGTTTGCAATTGGAACAACCTTGTCGGTAAACATTTTCTTAGCATCTGGTCCAGTCTTGGAGACCATACCAATACGTGCATCTTTTGCAAGGGTTGCAATATCAACAGATACCGAGGAGGCCATAAACGAGAATCCGGAACGACGGTTCTTTAAATAACACATACCAAAGCATCTTGCATCAGCTCGGCATGCCTCCCAAAATAAAAAGAATATTCTGTTTGATTCACGGAAGTCAGGGTGACCCACATCAGTCTTTGTCCACTGAAGATACATGTAGTGATGCCCGGTAATGTAAGTCTTTACGCCATTGTTGATAAACCAATAGCCAAGTTCACGTCGATCAAACTCTTGCTCGATAAAGTCAACCCATTGATTCTTAAAAGAATTGTCCCGTCTATTCCAATCAAAGATTGTCTTGATACGGGATAGTTCTTTAGGAAGTTCAGTAGCTTGCCACTTATTGACTTTATAGTCAACTTTATTTGGAGTCTTAGGCAAAGCAACTCTTAAGCCTTGTATGTCATATACATCTCCGACGGTTCCATCTTTAGATATGACAACCATATCATATTCCGGATCCCACCCATATTCCCACTGATTCTTAGCGTTCTTTTTATCAAGAACTTTCTGTGGGATTACATCAACAAGAAGTTTGTGTAAACTCATTTGTTCTTAGCTCTAGACTCTGCAAATCCTCTGTTTGTATTTACTTGATTATTGACAACGCCTTCGATGATGTTATTCTCCTCCTCGACACGCTTAAGAATCTCGAACGCATCCATGATGGCGAGCTTCTTTGCCTGAGCGGCATTCTTTAACTTGTCTGCACTAAGGTCATCCTCAGCATGCGTAACAATCTTCTCTTCTGCAACCTTAATTAATTCTTCAACGGCTTTATACCCAGAATCAATTATCCTCTTCTTTAAGTCCGTTATCTTGTTCATTTAATTTGATTGTTATATTCTTGGTATACATTCGATAAACTTTTTCTCCATCCACATAAAAAGGGTACTCTGATTCAGGCTCAAATATGACCGTGTCGCCCTCGTTTATACCGAGGCTTAGTACTTCTTCATTTGCAAACTTAATCGTGCCTACAAGAGGCTTCTCTGCATCCACAGTAGTGATGCCAGTGTAGTCGTTCTCAACGGGAGAAACAAATACATACCTGCCGATTCCTTTCCACGTGCCGTCCGTCTTTTTGTAGGCATATGGGTCATCAATAAAAAACAAGTCATCCATGAAGTAATTCCATGATGACTTCTCTCTACCACGCATGTCGTAGTAGATACGGAAAGTGTTGTGATGAACAAGCACCATGTCACCTGGCTCTATCGGACCTTCATAGCCAATAGGAGTAGAGATGACAACAGCCTCACGCATTGTTGCTAGGTGGTCCTCTTTAGAAGTAGAAATGATAATTCCGTTACGCTCATTGTCGTATCGTTTGCCGTCTCGTGATCGGACGACAAAATAAAAAGGAGACTTCATTAGATTAGAATTCTATGTTGTACTCGACCGATACAGGTACTGTGCTACCTATCTCTTTCCACAGAACAACTTCTTTATTTTGTTCAATGAAAATCTGATAGGATCCAGCATCCGTTATCTTAATTAAGTGAATAACATAATTGCCGTTCAGAACTGACTGACCGGTAATATAATTCATCGATGACTTATAGTCAACGCCAACTGATAATTTACGAATTATCATGGTTCTCTTCTTTAATCTCGCCTGTCTGCGTGTCAATAAGAACATTGCCGTATTTCGCTTGAAGCTCACCTTGGATGTTGTTCAACTCCTCGGCAGCTTGTTCGGCATTAAATAGGACAGCTTTCTTCTTAGACTCTAAGCGGTACGTTGAGATTTCAATGTCTGCAATTGTGTTGCGAGCCTCACGCAATGATTTGGTTGCGTTATTCAAACGCTCTAATTCTTCTTTTTCTAGATTTGCCATTATAATTCTATTTCTTCTTCAGTGATAATTTCAGGAAATGTTACGCCAGATACCCATCCGTTAAGGAAGTGGTATTTTTCTAACTCGTCTGGGTTAAGGATTTGGATTACTTCGTAGTTAAACTCGGAGTTGAACAGATTGTAGATTGCTTTGTCTCTGCGTTTGATCCCTTCTTTGTTATACTCAAAGGTACCATCTGCTTTGATTTGAACCTTACCATCAATCTCTAGAGCGTTGTCAAGCATGATGTCATCACGCTTCTCGTTGTAATCGTCGATGTACGGCTTTAGTCGCTCGCCAATTTTTGTTAGTTTCTTTTGCCCTTTTGACCAGTCTGTATTTTGTTCTTGAGGTAAAGAGAAGTTAATAAAACGGACCAAGTTTAGTAGGTCGGCATATTTCTTTTTCATTATTAATTTTATTTAGTTAAACAAATTTACTATTTATTTTTTAAAAGTTGTACTTCGGCAGATAATTCTTGAATGGCTTTTTGTTGTTCTTTTATCATTGCAATAGCAATAACAGATATTCTAGCATAGTCAACAGTGATTGGTTTACCATCCATTTCTGGAACTAGCATTCCCAATCCAATTTCTTTTACTTCTTCTGCAATAAATCCATACTCTCTTTCATTTGTCTCAAGACGAGTATATTCTACTGGATTTAAGTTTAAAGCAAGTTTTGCCTTATCAGATGTAAGAGATACAATATCTTTTTTAAATCTACGAGAAGAAGTTAATACACCAACTACGCCTGTACTATTGTTCCAATACATAGTCATATTACCTGTATATGCTAATGTTGTATATGGAATAGACATTTTACCATCTCCTGTAAGGTAAAGACGTGCAGCTCCATTAGTTTGAAATATTATATCATTTGGCTCAAGATTACCAATATAAAAATTATTAGACGAATCTGTTGTAATAAAAGCACCATTTGGCCAAGCAGTCCCGCTATTATAATTCGTAAAACGAATCATAGAACGCATACTTCCAGTAGAGTTCGAATTATGAATAGTAACTACTCTGTCATCCGAAGCTGCCCCTTCAGAACTAGCCCCTCCAATTCCAATATTGCCGTTATGAAGTATTCGCATACGCTCAACTTGACCACCATCAACTGCTTTGGTAGCAAATGACATACTAAATCCATTTCCTTCGGCAGTCCATACTGAACCAATGTATCCAGCGGAAAATCCAGCACCTCCTACTTGGTTAGCTGAAACAAATTGCATATAAGGAGAAACCGAACCACTATTTGTAGCAGTTGATTCTATTCGTAATACTTCTCCAGAAGTAGACTTTAAAATATGCAAAGTCGCACCAGGCGAACTTGTCCCAATACCTACGTTTCCTGCAGGGGTAATCCGCATTCGTTCGGTATTATTAGTTGCTATAGTTAAAGGGTGATTAGATGCAGAACCAATTGTAACATACCCATTTACACCATTACTATACAAATTACCTAATATACTTCCTGTGCTATTTCTAACAACTAATCCTCCGATATTTGAGCTACTAGACGATGCAATGGTAAGTGTTGTGCTGTCATAATTGTCAGGACTCTGAGTGCCTATTCCTACGTTACCTATTGAATCGACATAGATCCCATTAACTAAATTTCCTAATTGAGTATTCTTTGACATATTACTAAGCGTTTATTAATGCTTTGAGTTCGTTAATTTGAGTTTGCTGTTCTTGGATGGCTTTGACTAGGACAGGAACAATTTTAGAATAATCAACACCTTGCATTTGTTCTCCGTCTTTTACTCCGTTTACTGCATAAGGCAAAACTTCTTGTAATTCGTGAGCAAGCACACCATCCATTCTGCTATCTGATGCTTTCCATTTGTAGTCATAAACTTTAA